GGCTTCCACTTCATCCAGAAGCTGCTACGTCTGCACTCATAAGGTGCGTCCTGGGTCTTGATCATAATGCCTTCGAAGCCGTCGGCAACAGCATCTTCTGCATAGCGACGCATGACATCGTGCCCTTCCGCAGTGTCTAAATCAACCACAATGCCAGGAGTGATTTGCACATCCGGTGCCAAGGTCGAATCGTCTACCTTGTTGAACATGGTATGCAACATTTCAATACGTTTGTATTGCTGTGCATTGTGGTATCCTTCGAAGAAGGCTGCCTTGGGCATGACATCAAACACAAAGTACTTGCTGTCGCTGGCATCAACATTGGTCTTGCGTTGTGCCTGTTTCATCAAGGCCTGAAAGCTTTCACCAATAATTTCACCATCCAGCACAAAGTCAACCAACTGCCCAAATGCCGCAATACTGAGTTCACGTGCAATAGATCCCAGTTGTTCTTCAATGTGCGGAAAATTGGTAAACGGTTTGCCATTGCGGCTGAATAGGTTGACAGCACCTTCCTTATAGCAGATGGCAATCACACGCACACCGTCCAGTTTAACTTCCAGACGTTTTGCACCTTTTAGTTTGGCCGGATGGTCGTTGCTGTCTTGTGCCAACTGACAAGTGAATGTAGGAATCACCCAATCTGTATTCTTCAACACCTTGTTAAGTGTCTTTTCTGATATGCCACAGCGTAGGTCTTTGATCAAGACTCTGCGACATAGGTTGTTCCATTCAAGCGAATCAAATTCTTTACTGAGATCTGCAATGGTATCTCTGGCACGATGGCCTGTGATGCTTCTGGTACGTAGGGCCTCAAGCAAGGCCCAGAACTTTACCCACGGATTAGGCTGATCCACAAGATCTTGGGTCTCAGGAACCTGTCGTACGTTGTAAACAAAAAAAGGATTATAAGCCAGGTAGCAGTTGTAAAGGAAACATTGTGCATTGGCACTGCCTAATCGAGCAGCCACAAGAGCTTTTTCAATCACTGCTTCCTTATGTAAACGACTATCACTGGACTCTAAATCTCGGATCCAATCTGCTGCCAATTTTAATCCATTAAATTCTGGGTCGAGCGAGTTGCGAATGGTTGTCATGTTATTTAAGCTCAGTTTACTACTGTTTAACGACAAATGATAGTGTAATTAACTATTTGTCCATATGCGTTTACTATCGGCACAGTCTGTGCATTATTGCATCGCTGTTGCCATCCAGGGCTGTAAGCAGGTGCTGGTACATATCCTGCCCCGGGTGGTGCATACACCGGTGGTGGCATGTATCCACCATATGCTTGGCCATATACCTGCTGGGCGTTTTGGTTGGCGTTGTTTTGCATCACACCCGAGATGATGGCACCAGTGATCATACCGGCAGCACCAATTGCGGCACTGTTCCAGGCAGCACTGTTATTGTAGCCTTGGTTCTGATTGTAGCCACGATTATAACCTTGGGCCGAAGCCGCAGAACTGAATGCAAGTGCGGCAACCGCTACTGCTAAAATTACGGACTTTTTCATGGTGCCCTCCTGGGCTGTTTGTTTACTGTATAACTATTATAGCAAATGGTGGGTTTCTGGTCAACCGTTTTATGTGCTGTAGAAAGGATCAGTACAATACGTCAGGGCATCGTACACACATTCACGTACAGCGGTATCTGTGGCTTCGCCGAAGTCTTTGGGAAAACGTTCGGCCAGACTGCGAAGTTCTTGGTGGACCTGAGGCCAACTCAATTTGAGTATTCGGGCACGGCGAACAATAGCGTCAACCGCCTCGTTGCCGGCGTCAGTAAACATCTGATAATCTGGAGTATTCATCTGTTGTTCCTTGTGGTTCAATCGTATGATTTCTTATCACCCGACTGCTCATTGTGATCATAACCGGCATAGTAGGCTGCGACTTCTTCTGCAGTCATGCCCTCTTCGGTCACAATGGGGGACATGGAAGTACCGCCCACATAGTAGTGTGGTTTGGCACCACGGCTGTAATAACTGTCGGCCGAGCCGCGATCAAATGGGCCACCGTGGCGGGCATTGTATGTTACACCATTAAATTCAATTTTTTCTACGACCATTTTATTCTCCAGTATACAGTTCGTAGATTTTGACAGAGGGATCCAACTTCAGGAGTTGCTTGGCCGCTGAAGTCAGTTGACGATAACGAGCGTTGACTTGACCACGGCTCAGTTCACCATCACAGCTCAAGTTTTCTGGGCTCAGTTCACTGTCAATCATGTTGGCAATGGCCTGGCGATCTTGAGCGTTCTGCAGGCTCAACGCCCGGCGACCAAAGATTTTAGCAAAAGAATTCTTTTGATCTAAGTAGTCGGTTAGTGTTGACATTTACTGCTCCTGTTTTGTTAGTGTAAGTACATTATAGCCGAAATAGAGTTTCTGGTCAATAAAAAAGCCCCGTTTTTGGGGCTTTTTTGTTGTTATTTTGCAACAAAACCGCAGAAGTTTTCGCAGTCGTACCAGGCAACAGGCACGTGGTTAAGCTCGTAAACAAACACCGGGTCTGCTTGCTGGTTTAAAACGTCATACGCTATGTTGTTTTGTTGTACAAACAAGTCAGGGTAAACGTCAAACATGTCATCTTCGCTGGGCTCAGCAGAGAATGCAAAGTTGTGTGCATTATTGTTTACAAAAGCGTCAATGTTGTAAGACATAATAAACTCCTGTGGTGTTAGTGTAAGTACATTATACCCGAATAGGAGTTTCTGGTCAACAAAAAGCCGCTTTTTTTGTTGTTATTTTGCAACAAAAATTAATCTTGGATTAGGACACGAGTTACAACTAAACGGGCGAATCGGGTGTCGTTTGAACGGGCATACTCTTCTGTGGCTTTTCGGGCAGCTTCAATAAAAGGCATATACTGGGTAGCTCGGGAGAACCATTCGTCACCCTCGTCTGCGAATTCAAAATATCCCACAGTGTCAGGATTGTTGCGTAAGAGTTCAGCAACATCTTCAGGAAGTCTGTTCAAGCTGACGCTCTTGGTACGGTCCGTGTCAATATACATGGCTTCGCCAGCATTTTCAATCAGGTTTATTAGTTTACGATATGGATTCATGGAATTTTCCTTGTTTAGATTATTTACCAAAATTAAGCCGAAATTCTATCAAAAATGCTCTGTTGTAAACGAGCAACATCTTCAGATTCCACATAAAAATCCGTGCGTGGATCCCAGTATTCACCACACTTGGGGTCATAGTACAGGACTCGTCCATTTGGGTAGTGGAACGGACCTTCCAAACCCCGACGTGGGCCGTACTCTTGGTTGTGCTTGAAAACTCGGTATGTCATATCACATGCTCCAATACGATTCAGATGCCGGATTACAGCACCAAGGAGTGTTGGAATCGATTTCCACTGCTTTCCCTGTCATCAGGTTTTTAACAGTCTTTTTGGTTACCACAAAAGTATCGTAGTAAGTGAAGTGGGCCACAGCATATTCAACAGCACCTGCATTACGATTCATTGCGGTTGCCGACCGTTTGGCACCAGCAGAAGTTGCAAATTCTTTTAACTTTACTGTGCTGTTGATGTGGTATACAATGTACGACATGTTCCGCTCCTGTTTGTTTACTGTAAAAACAGTATAGCACGTGGGTAGTTTCTGGTCTACCAAATAGTCACAAAAAAGCCCTATTTCTAAGGCCGAAAAGTGTTGTTTTTCAGCAACATTACGCACCAGTGCCAGGAATCTGTGTATCTGATCCTATTCCGGCAGCATTTAGCACATCAATATTACGTCCTTCTCTAAAGCTGGCCAGGATAGCCTGTCCATAGATATTGCTGGTGTCGGCAATGGCTGTAAAAAAGTCTGCTGTGGATTTACCAGCAGGTTCAATATCTGCACCAATTTGATGTAAACTGGTACCGAAGCTCAACAAACTGCTACGGGAATTGGCTGTTAGGTCTCCAAAATCTACCTGGGCAGCGGCTAAATTATTTACTTCAGCATTGAGTTGTAGAGCCATGGTGTTGAAGTTGCTGTTGAGACTGGTTACTTCACTGGTATTGTTGGCCACAATATTGGCAATGAGATTGGCAGCAGCCGGTAGCAGACCCACTGTGAATGCTTCATCTAAACTGAGATAAGTTCCGGCTCCTGGCAGTCCTGGGGGAATAGTCACTGTGACTTCGGCCGGCGGCCCAGGGTTAATTATCACAGTGTAATCACCGTTTAAGGTATCTTGCATGACCACATAAACACCATTGGTATCATCAGTTAATGTATACAGAGCGTTGGCTGCTTGCATAGTATTGATGGTATTGGCAGCAGCAGTAAACTCAGCAGTATATGGGACACCAGCAGTGGCACCCATAAAATCAAACAAGGTCAGTGTTCCATTTGGCCCAGAACCAGTTGCCAATATGTTATTTAAAGACGACGACACACCGGCCGGTACAGGTGTAGTTAGCGATGTTATGTCTGATAGGCCTGCATTGGTTTCCGTGGCAGTTACAGCTGCCGCTAATGCCGGTAATCTTAAAGACAAGATATTTTTTACTTGTCCTAAACTTGAAGCAATGGCTTTGTTGGCCAAGGCCTGGTCAGGCGGAATTACCAACGCAAGATCCTGGTAAAAAGGATCTGCTGCAAATAGTCTCAAGAAATTGCTGTTGACTGTGTTGGCAGACAGATATACGTTGGCCAACACACTGTCAGTGGGAGTTACTTCAGTACCGGTGGGCAACAATGCAGTAAGACCCAAATAACTGTTGGGCAATGTCTTTACCGGGTTCAGCAGATCAGCCATGGTAGTTAGATTGGGAGTAGTCACATCCAACAACAATTTAATTTGATCTAATAAATCTCCTGTGACACCCTGCATGGTTCTATAGATAGCAGCATCTAATTGGGGAGAGACTGCGGCATTATCTTGTAAAATGCTTGATATATCAGACTGTGTGACACCGTTGTTGTTGAGGCGAGTTGTTAATTCTGGCAGTATTCCTGCGGATGTAATTACCTGGCGTAACAGTACCCAAGGGTATCCAAAATAACTAAGGTTGGCAAAACTCCATGTTGTTCCTAACTTTGTTAAGTCTGCACCAAACACTGGTAAGTTGCGATTTATTTCTCCAAGACTGCCGGTGGTCAACGCATCCATGGTGCTGAAAGTGGGTGCCAATATTTCTGAATTTTTGACTGTGTTGATGTATTGATTATTTTGCACAATGTAGGATTGTACAATGCCGTAGGTCTGAACAAATTTGCTTATGTCACCGTCACCCAATATCAAGTTGGCCTGGGTGGATACTAATCCTGAGAATCCTGCTGTACTGTTGCCAATCACCAGGGTGCTGGTATAAGCTGCTGGAACTGCATCAGTAATAGCAGGAAATGTATTGGCAGCAAGCGTTTGCAACGAACTGAATGTGTTGGTAGTAATCTGGTCATTGCCTACTCCCACATTGGCAAATGCCGAACTCAAAATACCAAGATAATCACCAACAGCATCTGTGCTGTTGTAACTATTAATGGCAATAGTAAGATTGCCGCTGATTACAAAACCTTGATTTTGCAACAGACCATCAGATGCAATTAACATTACTGAACTTAGACTCATTTGTTATCCAATAGAGACAGTTTCACTGCCTTGAATTATTTGTGTACATTCACTTAATCTGTCGCCCACTACAGCAATGGGACGATTGTTTACAAATACAGTGGCACCGGTAGCAATAATTTTGCTCACGTGCGGCACACATTTATTGCCTGAGGGTTTTTGATGTACTGTGCTGGAATCACCGTCGCGGGCTACTGGACGTCCGTCAACAAACACATCCGGAGATCCGGCCGCAATGGTATATCCGCTGCAATGTACAGCTCCGGCATCACCTTGTCTTGCTACTGCTGGCATACATAGTCCTTGTTAATATTAACTATTTATTGTATGTTAAATATGGATAGTTATTGTTTACTGGCATGTTTAATATAAGGGTCAAGCCAATTTGATTCTACCGGCTGAAGATACTTGCTGTTGGCATTTTCTTCAAAAATATTGTCATTGTACTGTATTGGTATGTCTAACTGTTGGCTCACCTGTTGTAAGTAAGCATCGCGATACAGATAAGCCAACTCTTGACTAAGAAAAACAGGATTGTATTTTTGCAAGAGCGGCAACTGCTGTAAAAAATCAGTGTAGGTGATTCGATTACGCAGCCGTTGTTCTTGATAAGCTAATATATTCTGATCTCGCCCTATAACAGCAACTTGTACATCAATGCCCTGTGCTTGTACTGATTGTATAAAACTTTCGTATTTGGGCCAAGCATCGACACCGTGATCTCGATAAGGACAACTTATGCTGGTTACATGATACTTGTGAGATGCCCAATTGTAAGTTTGTGCCAGTGCGGGATCTTTCCACATGGCAGCAAACGGCTCTTGATCGTGCCCTACCCAGACAGCATTGTTGAGGGCTGTCCAGGCATTTACATCTGGATGCTGAGCAAATATCTTACTGAATAAATGATTACCTGACCCTTGCGGACCGGTCAATATTAATAATTGAGTCATTAGCTAATTTTTCCAATGCTAGAGTTGTAGTATCTGTAATGACACCAGTTATCTGTAATGTCACGCGGGGGTGATGACCAGCATTTGCTGTACTATGAGGCAAATTAGCCCAATCAAATGTAGTGACTTCGCCAGCAGACCAACGGTTGTGGTGATATGTGCCGTACTCCCAAAATTGACCAGGTTGCCAATCAGTTAATTGAATCATAATACGCATCACACGTTCTGGATTCTCCGGACACCATTTGTACAGTTTGTCTATGTGTAAGTTCCACAACTCACCTGGCATTTGTATATGTATGCGATTCATGCAATCAGCTAATCCAAAAAAGTCACTGACACGTTGTAAACTATCAGGCATGGCCCAGTTAAGGTGCGTAATAACTGTATTGCGGTCATAACCGGCACGTTCCAGATCGTATTCTTCCGTAGCTAATTCTGCAGGAGGAGCTTCTATACCTTCGCCCTTGTAGCCGCGAGTTGCCCAGGTAGCCGGACGACTACGCTCAATGATATCAGGCAAATCTTCTGTCCAATTAGGCACAATGTTGCCTAGTTCAATCACGCGGTCTACTGTTGGATCAAATGTTTTATTATCAAAGTGATAGTTACTGATCAACTTGCTTTTATCCCAACTGCTGTTCATAATACTGTTACTCCTATATCTTGGGCATTATAGTCTTGATAGTATTCTGCTGGCGGAGGTTTAATTCGCAAGGTTTGCGCCAATACCAGATTGTTCTGCAGGAAATAGCTTTGCTGCCACGCTGCTAATATATCTCTGTTTTGGTTTGCAATAATTTCAGCCATGTGTTTTAAATCACGATAGTATTCATTGTATGTAGGATAGGTAATGCCGAAATGTCCGCACTTGACCCACCAACCTAGACAAGCATCGTTGTTGCGATGTACAAGAATGACAGGACAGTCAGGCCAAGTCTGCTTCAAAAAGTCAATATGATGTGCAAACACATGACTCTTGATGATACGTACACCTTCTCCAGAGAACGGACGATCAAATTCTGCTTCGCATTCTTCTTTACTATAATCTGATAATCGATCAAAAAAATCACCAAACTCCATGCCAGGATCAAAGTATGCACCCATATGCATTAGTTGATTAGTACCCGACGCATCGTGCCAGTACTCACGTTTAGGACTAGCATCACTACGATCAATGCTAGGACTAAAGTAAATGTTTTTGCTCACACTGGACCACTTGGATCCTGGTGCACCTGCCATAAAAATATATTTCATTCTTTACTTAAATCAATTGTCTGGAGTACTGGCAAAAATGTAGACCTAAGATCATTCATGTGTTGACGTAGGCCTGCAGGTACAAGTTCTGCTTCCTCAATAAACACAACCTGATTGTTGGCCCATTCTGTGTATTCTTTAGATAACACTGCTTTAGAAAATTCTTGTTGATACCATTTGACAATATCTGCAGGAGTTTTTGGGGGCAATTGCAGTGACCAAGCTGCGTATACATTGATGCCTGGGGCAACAGTGTTCAACAGAGGTACCTTGGGATATTGTTCCATTTTTCTTGTGCCAGTAAATCCAATGGCCTTTACTTTGCCAGCGTCGATCAAGGGTTTAGCTACAGCAATAGGCATGATTCCAAATTCTGTACCACCTTTGAGATCAAATGTGGCCACACTAGTAACAGCTGGCATAGGACCATTGAATCTAATGGGTTTCACAAGATCCTTGTTACCTTGTCCGCGGAACATCAGGTATTCAAATGCAGTTCTGTGGGCTCCACCACCTGTTGCTATATTAACTGGTTTATTAGTTTTAGCAATCAATGTTATAAAGTCTTCCGGAGTATTGATCATGCTTTTTGGACTAGCAACCAATACCAAGGGACTTTTACCCATAGTCAGCACATCTGTAAAAGAATCATAGTTGAATTTTTTAATGTCTTTTTGCCATATGTCATTGGTGACATAGGTACTCATGTGACTGGGTAAATTGACAGTGTATCCATCTGGGGCTGCATCTAAGAATCTGTTTTGTGCAACCACACTGTCTGCACCTGGAATGTTCTGCACAACAAATATAAACTTGGGATTTGTACGTTGTACAATTTCTGCTAGTTTTCTAAATGCAATTTCGTTACCAGCACCCGGAGTGTTTCCTACTATTACAGTGACTGGTTTTGTTGGCTCCCATGCTTGTGCAGGGACGGCAGCAGTGGCCATTGCAGCCAACACAATTGCGGTGATAAAACGTTTCATTATTATTTCCTTTGCGAGATTAATGATATATATAGTTGATATTACACAAATTGGCAAATTTTTTTGCAGTTTGTACTTTTATTTACCTTTTTGACAAAAAAACTTATGAATAACAAAATTTTTAATCATATCTTAGAAAAAATGCAAGATACCTTTCATTTACCAAAATATAAAGAAATTCGTACAGCGTTCGGTGCTGATACGGATTTAAGAGATTTACCCTGGACTCCGGCACGTAAACTAAAGTTTCAGCAAGAACTAAGTTCTACATTTAATGTACCTGTGGAAATAGAAGGCACTGTTGCGGATTTGGTAGAGCGTACCGATGTACGTTATTTGTTGTGGTTCTTTGGTGAGATTTGGAAACCCAGAACTGAACAATATCAATGGACAGGATACCGTATTGCAGAAGAAATCTGCCGTGCTAATCCAAAACGAGTGTTGGATGTGGGTTGCGGATACAACCCATTTAAAGGGCGTATTCCTAATCTAATAGGTATTGATCCTTACAACAACTGTGCTGATTTCCAAGTGGATATTTTGGATTATCATGTAGAGCCAGCCAGTTATGATCATGTTATTGCATTAGGATCAATTAACTTTAACAGCAGGGAGGATATCGAAATACGATTTGCTGCCACTGTTAACCTGCTGGCTCCCAACGGGCATTTGTGGATGCGTTGCAATCCTGGACACAGTCACAAAAATGGACCATGGGTTGATATATTTCCATGGTCCTTTGATGTTGCGTATGAGTTGGCCAAGAAGTACAACTTGACTCTCGAAACACTTAAACAGGATCAAGACAGATTGTTTTTCCTGTTTAAGCGGAATCCTTAACCTGTAATAATTTGTTTCTTGGCCGGCACATCAATGCCGGTTGTTGCTTTAATATAAGAAACTTTAACATCTTCTCTTGTGGGGGCAATCATAGAAATTGCCGAAGCATATAGGATTACATCCTGGCCCATTTCGGCGGTAAACATGCTGGGCATCAGCATCGGAGGACCGCCGTTTGGGCCAGGCCCAATACTGACTGGTTGTTTAACAACTAACATACCGTCGTCAATCTTCATAATTTTTGCCACAACTTCTTCGCCAGAAGTAAGTTTGATTGTGTTAATTTCGCCTTCGTTCATCATTATCCTTTAAGTTGGGTCCAAAATTCTTCAGGTTGTGCTGCTAGTCCTTGATAACCGCCCTGCAATAGTGTTGTGTCATTGAAAATTTGGGGAACACTACGCAGGCCTTGATTCACTAAAAACTCGCGAGCATCTGGTTGCTGTTCCAAGTTAATAGTATTATACGCTATCCCGCGACTTTCTAAAAGCGTTTTGGCTCGATCGCAAAACGGACAATTGTCTTTGGTGTATACTGTCAGTGTCATTTTTTCTCCTTATAGTGACGGTAATTGATCATAGTCAAGATCATCGCTCATTACACCAATAACATAGTTCGTTGATTCAGTTTCCTGTAATGCCGATTGTTTCTTGTGTATGTCAGTGTGCTTGTTGAACCAAGGAATCGGTGTGGTGCGTGGTGCTGTGCCTTGATACTTGATGCCAATCTGCTTGAGTGCGTCTACTGCTGTGTAGTCCACAAAGTCCATTAAGATGTTGGCGTTGAGACCAATCACAGGACCTTTCTTAAACAAGTAAGTGGCCCAGGCCTTTTCTTCACGAATGACATCTCGGTAAACTTCGTAAACTTCTTCTTCACAATCGGCCTTGACCTCTGCAAAGCGAGGATCTTCTTTGACCACCTGATTGATCAAGAAAGCAGTCCAGCCTTTATGCAATAACTCGTCTTGCAGTATCAAACTGATGATGTTGCCATTGCCGATGAAGATACGATTTTCAACCATTGCTAAACTGGTAGCAAAGCTGACCATAAAGCGGAAGGCTTCAAGTGCATAGCTGGCGTGCAAGGCTAACCATATTGCTTTGATGTGTTCTTTCTCAGTAACACTGTCAGGATTAAGTTCTTTACGACAGTTGATTACATGGAGTTCGTCATAATACCGGCCAACACTAGCGGCCATACCAACAATCTCTTCGGTGTCGTGAATAGTGTTGAATACATCTTTGGGCACGTTGTAGATGTTGCGAATGATATGACTGTAGCTACGACTATGGATGTTTGTTTCAAAGAAGCTCCAGTTATACATCAGGGCTTCTAGTTCGGGCAAACTCACACAAGGTGTAAACACCTGTGCAGGACCACGTCCTTGCAAGCTGTCTAAGGCAGTTTGGCGTAACAGGTTGCTGGTGAAGATGTGCTTGACAGCATCGCTGGCATCTTTGAAGTCGCCGGCATCCTTGGTTAGGCTAATCTCTTCAGGTACCCAAAAGAAACCACGTGCTGTAGTTTCAAAGTTGGCAATCTTGTTGTACTTGACTTCTTCAAAGCGTTGTATAGTAACTGGGCCTGCTGGATCCAGAAACATCTTGCGATTCAAGTAATCTGTTTTTGTTTTTAAATTGTATTGTGCTGTGCTCATAGTTTATTTCTTTGACATAATTGTGATTGTTGCATGATTTCCAGAAGATTAGGAGTTCTAATGTTAAAAGTCTATTTTAACATGGTGTGTTTAGTTTGTCAAACACTTTTACTTTTGATTATTTTTTTCTAACTTCTTTTGTAACATCCGGCCACCATTCGGGATCTGGATTCAACTTGTTCTTGTACAGTTGTTTAATGCGACGCTCGTATTCTTCTTTTGATCCTTGCACTCGTCCCGAAACCACATCCAACACATAGTTTAAGGTCACTGCATTGGCACTGAGTGTGGCACAGCGAGCAGATACTTCGTTTTTCAGCAGGTCTATCAAGATGCTTTCAGACGACTCTGCCAGTACTCGCACAAACTTCGTTGGCACATGCAGATCTATGGTACTGTACACAAAATCATAATGCGGTGCTGGACAGCAGTGCAGGATATATTCGTCCAGAACTTCTATGCGTTTAAAACCATCTTGATCGTACCATACAGCACGATTAGCTGTGAGTTCATCAGGCTGTCCCAATTTCTTAGTAAGGCTTTTGACAAATGCCACTGGTTCGTCGTTGCGCCATTTGGACAACAGGTTACTGGATTCTGTTAATATATCTTTGATCTTCATAAAAACTATTTATGTGATATCCAAAATCCCAGTCTATCACCTGCTGGACTGTGATACCAAGTGGTATTTTCAGGTTGCGGAATAGGATCATCCTGCCAGACTGGATATATAACATCGCTGGTGTGATTACTGAAATCGTCATTCCAACGCATGTGAAGTTCGATGATTTTTGACCCCACATATTCTATGTTGATCCAGGGTTGTCTTAGATACATGTTGCCCAGCACCGCAGGAAACTGATATGTGTTATGTATTTTTTCCCATCTACAGAATCTATCCAGTCTGTTGCTGTTTCTAAATCCTTCTACTGCCAATACCCCGATACCATGGTGGAAATCCACCGAGATGTGACGTCCTTCAAAATACTCTGTCCAGAAAAATCCGTCGGGCACAAGATCTACATCATCGGGAGTGAGCCAAATTTTCTCTGCTCCGCGGCTCATCATGCGTAAATTGGTAATGGGACGTACCACATACCAACCGGCAGTGGGCACTGGAACTCCTGCCGGTGCAGCTTGATGTCCTAATTTTTTTGCCAGAATCAATTTGTCATAGACCCACAGATCGTCTACACTAAGTTTTGGCCAAACGTCTTTGTCATCTATATAAATCATATTTAGACTACTGTTTCTTTTAATAATCTCCAAGTTCTCTCTTGGGCGGTTTCTGTCCATTGAAAATACAAATTATTCAATGGTGGACGACCTGTGTTTTTATCGTATAGACTACGATGGTGCCAATACCTCGTTAACCATATTAGTCGCCCACTGGTCACTCTAGTGGGCCACCAGGCAAATTTAATATTTTCCACTAGCCAATACAATCTTGCAAATGTGCTCTAGTCTCTCAATATGTTCATAAGCACGCCAGGGACTTGTGTCAACAGCAACTACTCCGTGTCTGTCCATGCCAATAATATTGTACTTGATCTCACCGGTATCTGCATTGAATCCAATATTCTCGATACATGCATCGGCTAGGTCTTGTGTAATGGGCGGTATAATACCCACCGTTGGACCCACTGAGGTATATCGACTCAATTCTGGAAATTCATTGAGTAGATTGGGTAGATCAATACCTGCATACATAGCTGCGGTGGTATACGTGGGATGAAAGTGCATGATTACTCGCACTTCGGTATCAATTTTGGTCTGCAGGCCAAAGTGCATGGGTAATTCACCACTTGGTCTCAGATTAGCACTGATGTCGGTGTAAGGTAACTCAACAGCACCACTATCACTGCCAAATCCGATCTTCTTAAACTGATCAGGTTGCAGAGTTTGTTTACGCACACCACTGGGTGTAACGTAGAAATGATCTCGGCCGTGGTGACGAATACTAACATTGCCGTCTCGGCTAGTGATCCAATTACGCTTGTAAGCGTCTATCATGATGTCGCAAATAGTTTCTAACATTATAGTTTACAGGCCTCACAATCTTCTGCATCATCAAAATCAATTGCTTCTAACATAGTAGGAGCCTCTTCTGCAACAGCTTTAGATCCTTGTTTGTTGATCAGGCTGTAGTAGAAAGTCTTAAGACCCCAGTGATGTGCCTGCATCAAGTTCTTGGCAATCAATGTTGTGGGCACTTTACGATCTGCAAAGTGCGCAGGATTGTAGAATGTGTTAGTTGAGATACTTTGATCTACATACGCTGCCAACACAGACGCTGTCTTCAAGTAACCATCGCAGTCACGCTGTTCCCACATCAACTGATATTTGTTTTTGAGCTTTTGATATTCTGGAACTACCTGTACTAACGATCCGGCTTTTGATTCCTTGACTGTGATCAAGCTCATGGGCAGTTCAATGCCGTTGGTTGAGTTGATCACAACTGAACTGGATTCAACAGGGGCAATAGCCATTTGTGTGGCATTGCGTACACCGTACTCTTTCATTTGGGCACGTAGAGTTTCCCAATCAAGTTCAGGTGTAAAGTCAGCAAGTTCGTTAACGCCCGCAGCACGTAGTTCCCAAGGGAATGTGCCTTGTCCGTAGCGTGTACGATCACTGTGTAGGCATGGTCCACGTTCTCGAGCCAGTTCAACACTAGCTTCAGTTAGATAGAAAGCTTGATGCTCCATCCACGATTTGACTTCAGTCAGTGCTTCTTTCTCGCCATACTTGAGTCCACGTTTGGCGTGCCAATATGCCAAATTAGTAATACCAATGCCAATGGGACGAATCTCATCATTGCTTAACTTACTTTGAATACTCAAGAAATCTTGATAGTCCAAGATGTTGTTTAAGCTACGATGTAAAATACGTGCAGCACGTCGCATGTCTTCAGGATTACGAAACGCACCCCAGTTTAACGATCCCAGTGTACACAATGCAATGCGACCTTCATCGTCGTCTAAGCGTTGGAATGGCACTGTGGGCAATAGAATCTCACAGCACAAGTTGCTTTGGAAAATTGTATGGAATTCAGGGTCAAATGGACCTTGACTCTGTACGTTGTCGATAAACACAAGATAGATACGACCTGTGTCTGTGCGTTCTTTCAACAGTCCCGACTTGAATACTTCTTCGGCACTCATTGTTTTCTTTCGTAGGTCTTTACGCTTTTCGTATTTGACATACAGTTCTTCAAACTTAGCTGTATTGCTATAGAAAGCTTGATGTAGATCAGGCACTTCATTGGGATCAAAGAATGTAATATTCTCTTTGTTCTTAAAGCGTCTCCAGAAGAGTGCAGAAAGTACAACACCGTAATCCATAAAGCGTACACGGGTCTCTTCTGTACCTTGATTGTTTTTAAGCACAATAAGGTCATCAAACTGGTAATGCCATATGGGATAGAATACAGTAGCCGATGCATTGCGAATACCACCTTGGCTACAACTACGCAAGTCACCAAACCATTTCTTTAAGAATGGAATCATGCCGGTGTGCATGATCTCACCGCCGCGTATGGGTGCGCCTAACGGGCGTAGGCGGCCAATCTCTAAGCCAATACCGGCACGTTTGGCCGCATACTTGGCCATCATTTCTCCGGATGCAAAGATGCTATCGAGATTATCGTCACTGCGAATAAGCACACAACTACTAAACTGTTTAGTTGGAGTGCCAAGACCAGCAAGTACAGGAGTAGCAAGAGTAAAGAGGCCGTCGCTTGCGGCATTGTAATATTCTTTGATATATTTTATACGAGCCGAATTAGGCTCTTCTTTGTGAAACACAGTGGCCGCTGCAACTATGTAACGTACTTGTGGAGTTTCGTATGTTTCTCGAGTGGTGCGATTGCGTACTAGATACTTTTCGATTAACTGTTCAATAGCAGCATAGCCGTACTGTTCATCTTTTTCATGATCAATTATATCATCCAGGCGATTCCAATCATCCTCTGTGTACCAAGTCAGCAGTTCACTAGTGTATACGCCTGCTGCCACGTTTTTGCAAACAATTTCATACAGACACGGAGGCTCATAAGAGCCATATACGTCTTTACGCAACATCGATAAGCGTTGCTTACCTGCTACGTATTGATAATTGGTGTTGCCTACGTCAGGATTTGATTCTACGTCTATCAAATCAACAATGGCACGTAAGGTAATTTCATCAATTTCTTTTGTGGTAATCCCGTCGTAAAAGTGTGGTTGACTTTTGATTTCGATCATGCTTTGACTTACATCTGCTATACCATTGCAAACTTTGGTAATTTGCGATTGCCATTTGTCGATATTCAAAGGCTCACGATTACCGCTTCTTTTTTGTACTTGAATTGTCATTTGTCGCTTATTGTAAAAAACTTTCTAATTTAGAACTGTCGATCATGTTCTTAACAGTGGGTATTGGTGCTGAGTGGGTATTTAACATCTCGCCTGGTGCCCAATTCAATATATATTTCCCGTCATCAACCAGGACTAAATTGTCTTTTTCAGTCTGTATTATTTTTAAATTTGTGTAGGTTCTATTATCTACTAGCATTATAGTATACACTATACCTAGTGCTCTAGCAAGCTCACAATAACCTTTATTGTTTAATAATTCCCAAGGAGCTGGCCACTTGGCGGGATCATCCCATGTAATAACCCTGTTAATTATAGGGGCACAAAACCACCAATTATTAATGGAAAGCAATTGATCTTGCTGGTTTAATGTATTAGCGGCTTGTCTTAGTTTGTGCCAGTCGGTAAGCCTATCTTGATACAGGGCTTCCCACATTTAAGACAGATATGAAAGTGAGTAAGTAAGTGTACCAATTAGTCCAGTATTTGTACTTGAATATTTCACTGTAATCACATTGCTTGATTGAGATACTGCTAAAGTAATTCCGGTGTCTATGTTTTCTGTAAAATCATCTGCGTATGCCAGCGTCAAACTACTATCATCAGAATTTTGTGCTGTCACTATAAGTGTTCCGAATCTTATAGCAATGTCTCTTTGAATAGTATATGTCATTTGAAATGCTTTTATAGTTGCAGTATCAGTTGTAAAAATAGTCTGATTAGATTGATTGTTACCTAAAGATTGTGTTCTGCCGTTTTCTCGAGCATACCGTCCTATCTGTATCTGTGTGCCGGTAGTGGTGCTTGCACCAGTTACCAATACACGAGAAACTGCATTAGCTTCGTCGTTACTGCGTTCAAACATATCAGATATACTGGCGTTGTTATCGTTGCCAAATTCAATGACAGCAACTACAGGATTGCTAGTATAGTTATTGCCTACGTCATAGAATACGTTATAAGCTGTGACATTAAGATCGACTAAGTCGTAAACTATGCCTTGGGCATATACCAAATCAAACATATTATGGACTGCTCGAAATCCAGTGGCACCGCCATTTACAGGAGTACTGGTTCCTAATGTGATACCTTGATATAAAATTTCAAATTTACTGTTGCTTACAGTAATCGAATTAATTTCTTGGTCTGTGTTGATGCCATAATTCAGGCCTGCAAATCTACATTTGTCGAATGTAATTTGATTACACACTAAGCTGGCTGTGCTGGCAAATCTTACACCAGCTATGTCATCGCTAGCAGGGTCAGCAGTTATACTACTTGTGGTTAATGGCCCGACAAAATTTACACTATCAAAATAACATTGTGTGGCATTTTCGACTAAAAATACGTCAGTAATTTCCACAGTTCCGAATGTCATTGAACTAATTTCGATATTACGAGGGGCAGTTGCTCCATTGCTACCAATGTTAACACCTGTTTGCTGTAAACTATCACCATATCTTGCTACGTAAGCACTTAAACTGGAAATATCACTACTTGTATCTAATTGTATAATAGTACAGTCAGCACCTTCCCCAACAAGTTTTGCATAGGTGGGAATTATTAAACTTTCTGTAATTCTATATGTACCAGCCGGAAAATATAAGGAACGGCGAATTTGAGTGTTAGTTTCGACACAATACAATTGATATAAGGCACGATTAATTGCTTCAGTATCATCAGCGGATCCATCGCCGACTGCCCCAAAATCTCTAACATCTGCAAAATCGTCTAGTTTGGCTTGTACTGTACGTACTATTGGATCACTAGATGTAGGACCTGTTTGAGCAGCATACCCTACAGCAATATCTTTGTAAGTATAGTTACTAAGTGCAGTAATGTCGGAAAATTGTGTTAAAATTTCTGTGTTACCGATAACCGGCGCACCTTCTTCGAGTGTTCCGTTTCCAATAAACAGTTGGCGAGTATCAATTGCCCACCCTAATTCGGCACCAGCCAACTGCGGCAGGTTTTCTATTAAACCTTTGCGGTTGGTAATTCTTGAGATTTGTACAATGGCCATTTACGTATACCTATTTGATTAGGTATTTATGCTGTTAGATAGTATAGCTCAACTCGTTTGGTCCATTCGTTTGACCAGTACTTAAATTCGTCGCCTTCAATAACAAATTCCATATACTGAGGCGTGGTGTAAGTGTGATCTTCCAACAGTTTGGGCTGCACAGCCATTAAAATAACGCCGGTGTTGATGTCTGTTCCGTGCATTTCGTTGTGAGCTTGTGCGTATGCTGCCAGCTGCAAGAAGTAGTCAGTGATGTACTCACGCTTCTTGACCTTGTTGCTTTGCTTGAAATCCATGATGGCAGGTTGATCCTTCCACTTGCCCACCAAGTCTGTGGTGCCTGCATATAACCCACTATAATACACAGGAACTTCTGTACCCCAGAATTCGTTAGCATTTACTAGCCCTTGCAAAATAATCTCAGCAGCCATAAACCAACTAGGATGTGCAAATGGGTTGCCAGGCAAAGGCTTCATTTCGTCCATCATCACATAAGTTTCCAAGTAGGCATGCATGCGTGTGCCTCTGTTGGCTGCTTCTGTAGTGATTTGTTGAGCACGTTGTTCGCCTACATTCTTTCGCCAGTTTGCCAGTGCATCTCTGGCTTCCTGTGGCTTGGTCCGATCTAGGATTGTTGTTACACTGGGTACTTTTTTTCCATCGGGCAAACAGTAATGTCTTTTGCCATCCACAGTAGTTCTGTCGATGGGTATATAGCTGTATCGTTGTGTTATCATTAGATTGTAAAGCTTTCTCCGCAACCGCAACGGGCTGCTTCCTTGGGATTGATAAAATCAAAGCCTTCGTTAAGACCTTTACGGACATAATCAATTTCGAGTCCGTCGATGTATGCTAGATCCTTGGCATTTATCCAAACTCTGGCTCCGTCTTTTTCGTGCTCTGTCCAGTCCCATGTGCATGGTGCTTCGTCCAGATATTCTAACACATACGCAAGACCAGAACAGCCAGTGGTCTTTACCCCCACCTTAATGCCCACTCCCTGCCCACGTCGGGCTATATTGCTGACAATCTTCTTTGCTGCTGTTTCAGTTATGGTAATCATGATATTATTGCGACTCCGTCGATTATGTCCATACTACCATTACAGGCGATATTCCATTTTACAACATCACCTTCCGTGGTAGACTCACCCAACACTGGAACTCGAATGTCAATATTGCGTACCAAAAATTCTGATCCGTTTTCAAAGACACGCCATACTAGATCACCTTCTCCATGTTTGGTGTTATATCTTATATAGTACTTATTCATTTTAAGCCCATCTGTCGACGGATATCAGTACCGGAAATCTTGGTAATCGATTCGTCAAATGTCTCTTCACCTGATGTGTATCCCACGCCACGCCCCCAGCCAATGTGTACAATGTTGGGTACAATTTGAATATCATATTGGCCTTGGTACAACGGATCTAGATCTCTACGTATGAATTCTTTAACTTCCTCTAGACCAAATGGATTGCTGCCTTGCCAACCTTGCACATCGCGGATTTGAATAATAACTTGTCCTGTACGCTGCAACAAACGCTCAAACAAGGCACGATGTCCAGTATGCCATGGTTGCCACCGACCCAACATTTGCACTGTTTCCTTACGCCAGTCAAACACAGGACGGCGTTGATCAGCTAAAATATGATCGGCTACAAACACCGACCACTTGGCAGCATCTTGTTCTGTGATGCGAAAGTCATATAATGTAGGAGCTACAAATGCTTTATTGGTATCCTCATAACGTCCTTTTTCAATTGTATCCATCCAAATGGTCCAATCAGCTTTGAAATTGTTACGCATTTCTACCAATGGTGCCACAAAGTCGCAGATTACATAGTCTGCTATGGATTTTGCAGCCAAATCATCCATACGCAGACTCTGACGAATGCGACCTGCTTCACTAAAGTCCCAATCGTTGAATTTTTTTCTAATCTCGTCGGCATTGAACCACTCGACTGTGATTCCATAACCTTCATGTTTGATGTCTTCAATGTGATTTTTAAGTGCTGTCGCCATTGTTGTTTTACCAGAACCGGGCAGGCCCATGATTAAAATACGTTTTGCCATGTGATTTCCTCTATTAGATTATTGTAGCAGATAATTTGAACTGTGTCAATATTTACTTAAATACCCGCATGAACGTACTTATTTTAACACCAGATGCTGTTGGCAGTACTTTACTACAAAGGCTGATTACAGTTTACATGCAGTTCCACCAATATGATCGACCGGTAATCAATTTGCACGAACTTACAAATGGTATTACCAAGTTTTACAGTCCGGATTTCAACAGAGAGATATTGGGTAAACCAGAACAGCCCTGGGGATACTACCAAAGTCTAGAAGAAATAGTACGCACATTAGACGGCTGCGACCATTATAAAACTTCCAGACTTGCACATTACCATATACGCAATAGAAAAGATACATTGGCCGAACAGATACCATTCTATCAATATCTCAACAAGAACTTTTTTATTATATCCTGTCGCAGAGAAAATGTTTTTGAACATGCACTCAGCTGGGGTATCAATACTGTAACTAAAAAAATTAATGTATATTCTGCTGAAGAAAAAATAAATACTTTTATTAATCTTTACAAAGAACAAATAACTATTGATCCAGAAGTTATTGTTAAAACTTTAGTTGATTACAAAATCTATTTAGAATGGTGTGACGCACACTTTAACGTGGCTTCGTATTTCAAATATGATACTCATCTCAAAGACATCGAAAAATACATTATTAATCTTCCTATATTTGCAGGTCAACCCAAGATTTCTTGGCAAGACACATACGGCATAGACTTTGCTGACTGGAATCGCTGCCATTATTATGCCAGCGATATTGGCACATTGGCATTAGAGCGGCCAGAAAGTTTTACACAATTAACACACAATTCTAATTCCAAAGCAGGTACCGGATTAATAACAGCCGATATCAAAAGTATAGTTCAATTTTTACCCCAGGACCGTCGTGATTTTTTAAAAGATAATTATCGCAATTACTTACAAGTTAACAAGTCTATTGAACGCATGGTTGAATTGGGTATCATGGTAGAAACTGTTCCTATTAAGAAGCAGACTCTTAAAGAAAAACGTTTTATGATCAAAAACTTCAATGAGTGTGTAGATGTTTATAATCGATGGATTACAGATAATCCCGGTATCGGTCAACTGATCACAGAAGAAAATATAGAAAAAGCAAACGAAAAAGAACGTCCAATTTGGCAACCTGACAATAAAGACCAGTTTACTTCAACAGTGGCACTATCTGCTCCGCCACCCACTGACTAGTTATTTTATCAAAATGATGGCCATCTCGTGCCAGGTCCAATTTCTTGATTATAGGCAACATGTGTCCGTAACGACATGCCTTGACATAATCTGCTTGATATTGTTCTTCTGCGAAGCCTGGAATAAAACTACAAATTAAGTTTGATTTTACATCTTTGAGTAATTCTACACAACTTTCAAAGTTGCTCATATGCTCATTTTGCTCGGCTATGAGCTGCACTATTCTGAGTTCATCAAGGTTAATAATTTCAATTGATTCAAGATCCTTAGAAATACGTAAATGCAGTCCAATTGTGTGATCCTTTGCTAATTCTTGTCTTATTGCTAATGGTAAGGTATTGAATTTATCTGCTGTTGGGCAGTTTGGCCAAGATGGATCCTTAACATCGTTGTAAAACTTTTGGAAGAATTTGTTACGGCTTTCATCAGCTGACTTTTCTCTACGTTCAACCGAACTCCACATGACAACTATATTTTCTGGGTTGATATGCTTGGCAATTTCTTTTACACGTTGAGCTATCCAATTATTACTGGCTCCATCCATGGCAACATTTACTGTTCTGCGTCCAGTTATAGCTGATAATTTCTGTGGCCATATGTTTTCATATGCTGACCCAATGCCAGCAGTAAAGCTGTCGCCGACACACCATATGGCAGATTGCAGATCTTCGGGCCATTCAACATCACGGAATCCGCGACTGTTGTAACAATATTCAACCGGATCTGGATATTCGAGAAATCTTTTTTTATCACGGCATCTAGATAATGTATCAATACCAGATTCTGTCCAGCAGCAATTGGCACGAATCACCAATACTAAATTTGGTAATATCATTAATGTTTGTTTCTGTAGTCTGCTATGGCTGCTCGGATAGCATCTTCTGCAAGGATGCTGCAATGTATCTTAACCGGCGGGAGTGCGAGTTCTTGAGCGATTTCAGTATTTCTAATTGTCGCTGCTTCGTCAAGAGTTCGCCCTTTGACCCATTCAGTAACCAATGACGAACTGGCAATGGCCGAGCCGCAGCCGTATGTTTTGAATCGTGCATCTGTAATAATTCCGTCCAGGACTTTGATTTGTAGTTTCATTACATCACCGCATGCGGGTGCACCTACCATTCCTGTGCCTACGTCGTCGTCACCTTTTTCAAATGATCCTACGTTGCGAGGATTTTCGTAATGATCTAATACTTTGTCTGAATATGCCATTTTGCTTCCTTATCTATAACACTGACAAACACTATCCCAGTACAGCACTGGTGCCGGATTTGGATCTACATAAGTGGCCGGCGGTGGTGTGTAGTATACTGGCGGAGGTGCATAGTATACAGGAGGTGGTGCATAGTATACAGGAGGTGGTGCATAATAAGGTCTTGCTCCGTATGTGAGTGCTCCACCAATGATGGCTCCTCCCAAAAAGGCTGCTCCGCCCCAGGCCCAGGCATTATTGTAACTATTGCGATAGCCATTGTTATAGCCGTTATAGTAGCCACGGCCGTAACCACCTGCTTGTGTGGTGCCCACAAGAAAGACAGCTAAAAATACACCGAGAAATATACGTTTCATAATAGACCTCCTTGGGTTCTATATTACTATTTAATATTATACACGAACTCTTTGATGATATCAACTGTTTTGGGACTCATTACCACTTCGTAATGATTGATATACAGTTCCCGAAGCTGCATTTCAGATCTATGCCGCATGCTATTCACAGTAACCACGCCATCATTGGGTTGCATTATCCAAGGACTATCACCTCTTGTGGTCACTACATTTAACCAAGGATGCTGCAGTTGAATACGGCTGGCAGTTTTCATTGGGTCGCTGTTGGGTCCTATATCTCGTAACAACCGGTTAAATGGCAAAAAGTATTTGGCATAGTCTGCTGACTCGGCTCCACCGTAAGGTGTACTCATTGTTACAGCACCCAATATATGATCTGGAAAAGCAGAGGCCAAGTGCAGGGCATAGATGCCGCCGAGACTGTGGCACACAAACACAATGTTGTCAATGTTACTGACAATATTTTTCATGTCTGCTAAATTACGATCAAATCCATTTTGGCTGTCGTATTCTATGACAATTTCGTCAGGGTGGTCGAGATGGTGCCGAATGTAATTGAAACTATCCCCGGTGGCACTGGCACCGTGAATATAAACAAGGTTCACGATTTCTTAAAAAGGCCCAGTATCTTTGCTTGGATAGCTTTGGCAAAATCTGGCTGGGGGAAATTCCAGCCCACAAATGCACCCAGTAATAACCAGAAAATTGTTTCTAACATGATCAAAGTCCTTTTTTGTTTAGTGCTCGTTTGGCCATTGTGTCGACTGTGTCACGAGCTTGATCCACGCTCATATTAGGTGCTACTTCTTCAGCACCTTTAAATGTAATTGTGCCAGTTTCAGCATCGCCTTCGATATTGGCAATTATTTCGCTAAGTGGGGGTTGTTGTACAAGATTGCGTAATTGGTCATCTGTGATGCCGACACCCATGTTGTTGGCTAGGTCAAGAAAACTTGACACCGGCATAGTTTTCTTAGCATTGGTATCTTCGGTACGAGACAACAGAAACTGGCTTAAAGCAGCCAGTTTTTCTGTGTTTACGCTTGATACTTCGAACTCAACTAATCGCATTATTTTGATTTGGCAAAAGGATTAACACCTTTCTTCGGTCCTGCTTTTTTGTCAGCCGCAGCCGATTTCATTGTTTCTTTTTTGTTGCCGTCTTTGTCAAGATCCAGGAAATCTGGCTTGCCTTTCTTGGCGGCCTCAGCAACACGGCGTTCGCGACCTAATGTTTCAGGAGCACCCAACGGTGTTGGTTCTTCGTCGTCAGCAGGTGTAATTTCTGCGTCAACATCTACATCTACATCCGGTTCTGCATTTAAATCTGCGCCCATGTCGGCAGCAGGTTCTGTACCAGGTACCACCGGAGCTTGGCCTGTTAGTGTACCTTGTGCACCTTCTAAGGCTGTCTTGCCTTGTTGTACACCTGCCAACAATTGTGTTAGTGCGGCAGCAGCAGCTGATTGATAAGCAGTGGCTTGATCAACACCCATGTCGTTCTTGATTGAATCTGTCAGAGCTGGCAAATCTTTAAACTGCATAGCAGAAATCTGCTCAAGCATTTTTTGGATTTGATCAACCATATCTTGAGCAGCCAACACAACCTGGGCCTGTTGTATTTCGCTTTCTCGCAGTCTACGGCGGGCTTGTTGCGATTCTTTCTGCATAGCCACAGCAGCAGCACCAGCAGCAGCCATCATTTCTTTTTCCTGAGGATTCAGTGTTTGACCCGATTGTGCTTTTTTAGTAGCAGCAACAAGTTTTGGATCTTTAAGATTTACAGGTGCAGCAACTGGTTGTCCTGGCTTTGCTGCAACAGTGCCAGTAGCAGGCATCGTTCCGGCAACAGGTGCTTGCCCAGGCATAGTAGTAGCAATTTCTTCAAGATGATTTGGTAATGTACCAGTTTTGATAATAATATCTAATTCTCGTTCATTTGGAGTTGCTCGCTTTAATCTGGCAAGCAAGTCAGAGAACTTAGGATTATTTACTATCTGTTGACCATATACTCGGCTTAATGCTTGTGTGTATTTCTGATCAGAAGGTAATACTGTAGGAGGTGCACCTTCTTTCAGCCGACCTTTAAGTCCTGATTCCAGCATAATTAACTTGAGATAAGCAGGATCACGTTCGCTTGAATGTGACGCAGCACTGGCTCTGTGTTCGTTAATTAAGCCACGTACACGCAGTAGCATGTGACGTGATTCACGCAGACTAAGATTTGAAAACGAAACGGATTGACCCAATCGTTGTTCCAATACTTGTGCTGCTTTATCTTGTTGTTTGAGTGTGTCTAGTTCGTGCAGTTTCATCGCGGTTGAATCCTCGTATCTGATAGTATTTAGCCAAACTAACACATTTGGCAAGACGATTTTCTACAGCTCTAAGACCTTGTTTTTTGGCTGTAATTTTAATATATGTTATTTCTCTGCGTTCAGGGTCTTTTATTTGTTTTAACAAGGATTCTCTAACAAACACATCTGCAGCAATTCTTAAACGCTCTTGATCTAAATTTTGTAAAGCATAAGCCAATCGACTGTTTCGAATCTTGTCTGCAATACACCAACTCAGGGCTACTGGCAATGTAGAGAAAATTTTGTCTACATAACGTTGTCTTGCAACTGAATAAGTGTTGTCAGCAGATTTTTCTATAGTATATCGATCAAACACATGATATTGATTGTTTTGAGCTATAATCATATTAGATTTAAGCTGGTTATATTCTGGCTCAACAATTTGTTGTAGCTTTTGTAGAATCTTTTCTTGTTTTTTCATTTGATCACGTATTGCATCACAAGGTACACAATAGAAGCTACTAGGCTGCCTATAATAGCAGTGCCCCAGTTGATTATCTGATTATTACGTTTGTCTACTATTTTATCCATCATGTCTCGAATATCAACAACCATTTCATTGACGTTACTGACAGTGGCTTCCACTGTCTCCAACTTATTTTCTAGAAATCGATAACGTTCAGCACACAATTCCACGTGTGCTTCCAAACTCTTTTTTTCGATATCAGTAGTATCAACCATAATGTATCCTTAGACAGATTATTTATGGTCAATCTGTTGAACAACATCAAACCAAATATTGGCTGCTGTGTCTTGGCTGGATAAAAATGCAGCATTATCAGAAGATTCTCCAAGTCCAGTTATCATCGGAACCCCGTTGCAGTCAGCTATTAGATAACCCACAGGGTCGTTGTTATGAGCAATAGAACCAGGGTCAACTACGTCAAATTCAAATGACCAAGTTGCAGCAGCAGAATCTGCCATCGGAGCTGATATACGCTCAGGCAGTGTACGCAAACTGATCACTTGATTCACAGTTTCCCAATTAGCTTGTTGATTTCTAGCTTGTTGCCATTCTGCTTGTGTTACAATTGTTCGTCCAGTTTTGTCCCGGAATGGCATGTTTGATCTGAACACACGATTACGTATGCCAGTTTCTGTGATGTCAAAGCGTGTGGTGCATTTTATTCGTAAAGTCATGTTGATATCGACACCTGTGACATATCAGACCGAGTAATTCTGCAATTCAACGCAATCACAATACGATCCTTGGTGCCGCGATAAACCACAGCAGAATGTTGTAGCCAACTGGGGAAAACAACCATCATACCAGGTTCAGCTCTGAAGTCAATGCTGGTGTTGCGATTGGTCCAGGCCATTCCTGCATCTGCATAGGCACAATTATTGGGGTTGTAAAATCTGTTGACACCATTTTTATCTTCAGCAGCACCCATGTCTCCGGTGTCTACGTAATAGATAGCAGACCAAGAACTACCAGGATGAGCATGCATGTCATGATAGCCACCATCACGTGTGATGTGGCACCAGGATTCGTGTATCTCTACTGTGACATTCATACCTGGGGGCCAATAGGCCTTGTTGGCATTGGCGGCAGCACGAAACATACACTGTTTGGCCCAGTGACTGAATGCCAGCACAGCAGGCGAATCTGTAGATACAAAGTCAAATCCGCTTTCGTACAGGCCGCGTTTGGCATCTGGTGCTACATTACTGACATGTTTCTTCTCTTCGAGGTCGTAACATACCTGGGCAATCTCGTCTCGATATTGATCGTGGTCGTCCCACTGAAAATCATACATCAGGATAGGCCATAATGGAATTGGGTTGAGTGGTTGCATAGTATAGGTATTTAATGGTCAAAAGAAAGCCCCAAAATAAATCCGGGGCTTGGGTCTATACTAAACTGACTCGAAATTAGCTGGTAGCTAGTTTGAAACCTACGTTTACAACGTCTGTACCTGTAACGTTGACACCAGTCACTGTACCATCGCTGGCTGTGATCTGAATGTTGCCCAAGGCACGCAGTTGAGCTTGCAGAGTGGCAGCAGTGTAAGCACCACTTGGATATACAGCGTAGCTGATCAGACCAGATGAAGCAGCTTCAACCTGGTACATGGCAATGGTGGCTGTCTCTTGAATGCTTTGATTTAGTTGAACAACAACACCTGGTGTGAAAACGCCTGATGTTACGTTACCCAACTGGTTTTGCAAGTCAATGTTCTGTTGTGAACCGTTCTGAACTACAACGCTGAAGAAGTCCAGTTTTGGACCTGCCATCTGCACTAGTGCAGCTGAAGAGATTTGGCCTTGTTGTGGGCCGTTTGCTAAGTCTAATGCGAATACCGGTTGTGCATCGCCATTTGCTGGTGGAAAAAATGCCATTTTAAAGCTCCTTGGTTAAGTGGGAATGTTTTGTCCCTGCATTTATTTATACCAAATGACAGAAATCGGCCAGTACCTATCCTAATTCAGGATTATTTTTGGCAAAGTTTGCAGCACTAAAACGCATGCGATCCACAAACTTCATACCGTTGCCCACATAGCCTTCGTGTCCAGGTTCGTTGTTGATGCTGGCCTGTACATCGTGTGCTTGTGCATCTAACTGACGGACCACTTGATTCTTAAGGCTGGATATTTCTAAGAATGCTTGAAATAGTGCTGCCACTGCCTGCTTGTTTTCAGTAGCCCATTCAAATATGCGTGGTGCTTTTGCTGGTGCTTTTTGTTTGACCCAATCGCCAAATCCGCCGATCAAGTTGTCATAGCTGCCACCGCGAACACGGCTGTTGATGTAGGTTTTAATCAAGATAGGAAAATCGCTGATCTTACGTGCTCGCAGTTCAGCGGGATTAAACAAACGATCCATTGCTGCACCGTACTGTGTGAGCAGACTGGTAGCATCTTTAACAGTGGCAGCGTTTAACTTGATCTCACGTGGTTCTTTCAAACTGGGATCCAAAATCAACAGTCCCGGACTGGGTTCTAAAGCAGCAGCACGTATAGGTGTAGGTGCTGCACCCGGAGCCGACAATGCAGTATGAATAGCCACTGCTGCAGTGCTTTGTGAAATTTTTTGGCCCAGGTCTGTGTTGGCCGGCACTGTATATGTTACAGTATTGGGTGTGAATACATAATTATCACCCTTCAACGCAGGTGCTTCACTGTACAACAAGTCGCCTTGAACATAGCCGCGAAAGTCTTCGGGTACTGCACGACGCAGCATAGGAAACAATCGTTGATAAAGAGCAATAAGTTCGCCACGCTCGCCACCACGCATATTCATAATTTTAGCAATCTGTTCTGGGTTGGTAGCCAATCCATCATAGCCTTTGGCACCAAATCCCGACTTATCAGTCAGCACAAATTCCCCGTTGGGTTTACGGCCAAATATAATGGCTGGTTTTCCGTCCCATTTAACTGTGGTCTCACTAGGATTCCGAGCAGCAGCTACGATGCCATCTAGTGCTTGCTTGAGACCAGCACTGGGACGCTGATCAAATATCATGTCCTCGGGGTGCTCAATACGCACACCTTCCACAATGACCTGCATACCTTGATTTACAATGCGATCACGTAAACGGGCCATGATGCTGACTTCGTTATATTCAGTGTAGAGTTCTGTTGTTTCGTAGATGCCTTCGTCGAACTGTATGCCTTCGCGATCCATGTGTGCTTTAAAGTCGGCAATCTTGGTAGCACGTTTTGGGTCTGCTTCCAATGATTTTAGGATGGCTTCTACGCTGTAAAGATCAGCCACTGTGGCATTGGGATTTAGTAGCATTTGAGCTACCTGAGCAGGATCGTCTGTGATCAACTCATTGGTAGCACGATCCATAATACCGTCGTTTTGATTCAACTTGTATCCCAAGGCCTTGGCCATACTGTTCATCATGATGTTGCGCAGTGCACCTTTATATTTGCTACGAGGATCGCTGCTTAATACAAATTGTGTCCATCTTGGTTTATTACTAAACATAAAGTCTGTTTGTACAAATCCATTCTTAGGGTCGCCATTGATGGCAGTAAAAAAGTGCACAGCAGAGCCTGATTTTTTGATGTATTTGGCAGGATCCACACCTTTACTCTTGGCCCATTGTGCTAACACTGCGACCAACTGATCTTTTGTCATTTCGCCAGCATCAACACTCATGTCTAGATCGCCTGAATCAGCCTTGCGGCCAGTCGATCCTAGCCATCGAATTGGCTTGCCATCACGCTTGTCTTTGTCTTTAGTGAGGTCAAGGCCAGTAATCTTCTCTAGCCATTGAGCAGTGGGCATGACATCAGCTTGAGCAATACGCTGGGTGAGTGGATTACCGGCTGTATCTTTGAATACATTACCGCCTTCGTTAATCTGCATCAGTTCTTCTCACGGTTCTTGTAAATTTTTTAGGATCTTTGTCACGAATTGCATTCAAAAGTTTTCTTACTAAATTATCTGCTTGATCCGGAGGATAAGCAGATTCAATCTGTTCGATTAATCTAATGGCGCTGGCAATCACATTAGTGGCACGACTTTCTACAATGTAGCGGCGGTCTCGATCCTGAAAGCGATCTTGATAGATCGTATCTAGTTCTTCCAAGATACTGCGTGTATGTTTTTGCATAAAAATAATCTCTTTGAGTATTTATTATAATAATTATTTAGACTTTACTACTAAGTCTGTATTTGCAGCAACGGTATCTGTACTTTATTTTGTAATATCCAAAGTATGGTGTCAGCAATATCATCTAATGATAACCAGTTTTCGTGTCCTGGTAACTTGTCGTTAAGACCACCTGCAATAATATGAGAGGTTTTTATGCATTTTTTGCCATTTAACTGTAAGCTACGATCTCGTAGTCCTCTTTTTTGTATACTGTAGCTATCAAATTTGGTATTAATACCTTCCCATTCTGCTGAACTTCCAATATTAATAATATGACCATGTATGCCCGCTAATGCCCATTCGGTGTGTGTAGCTTCTAATAATGCTAACTGACCCCCACTGCAAATATAAGAGCTGTTGATGAAAACATCATAGTTTTTAATACACATACGGAAATGATCTTCGCTTCCTTTATCCCAAAATCTAAGATCGTAACCGGTAGCACGACTAGCAAATTCAGCAGACGGAAACAGCCGATGTATAGCACTAGCTATAGTATTATGAGAAGGGTTACCTGTACATAATATCTTCATAGTAATTGACTCCATTCAGAGTGAAGATTTTTAAAATCTTGTTTTCTTATCTTATCGATATTTTGTATGGAATTCCAAAATTCAGAATGATCCTTACTGTTATCTATACTCAATGAATATAGCAAAGGCAGTAGGGTCGGATAATTGGCAAATCTTTTTTTAAACATTTGTAACATAGTTGATGATATGTAAGATAAACAAAATTGCCCCAGGGCCTTTTGAAAGATAAGGTTAACTGGATCCCCATATCTATTAGTAGAAAAGTTTTTATTATACCAATCTACTAAGTCCGGCAGATAATAAAAATTCAAATATCCCCATGTGCAATTGATGTTAAACATATGATTGTGCGGCATTTTCTGTTTGTACCAAGAAATATTATCTTCTATCTCTGTCCATTTAGCACCAGTGCGTTGGTATTCAAATCTTGATCCAACATCGTCTATACTAAAATACAATTCTATTAACCGGCATTGACTCCATAATTCAAGTACCTGATCACTAGCCCTGATCGTGCCATTGGTATTGTATAAGATACGTACATCCGATAATCCTTTTGTATCGCGTATTAGTTCTAGTAACTTTATATGGGCATTGCTCATTAGCGGTTCACCACCACCGTGTAAATGCACAATATTAATATTTTCAACTACTTTGGGATCGGATAAAAAAATCTGTTCGTTTTTTCGATGCTTAAAAATCTCTACTGATCGGTCTGGGTATATGCGTGAGTAGTCCGGAATCCACGACGTGCTATTACTAGGGCCACATATAACACATTTAAGATTACACAAATTACCCACCCTATAATCCAATCCCTGAGGACCTGAAATGTCGATATCGGTATTGTTTTGAAAAATCTCATAAAATTCTTTTGAGCCCATCCTTCTGCTTTTTAAGCCAGCAGCTTCTTCTTGATAACAGCTGGCACAACCAGGTATTGGCTGATCATTTTCTACTGATTGTTTTAACGCTACATGTTCCTGGCTGTTCCAAATTTTAGAAATATCAATATCGTCTGAAACTTTAATAAAACCTCGATAGTAAGAGCAAGGACTGTATCCCACCTTTCCGGATGGATCAGACGCTATGGCAAGATTTTTGTAAATTTCGTAACAAAAATATTTTTTATCTTTCATACATGTTAAGTTGTTTTTATTTGTCCGAGCAATTGTTTTAGCTTGCTGCTCTGTATGTCAGCTGTGACCCGGGGTATGTCTTCTTGGCTGTCAGATTGAGTAACATCACTACGAGATTTAATAGAATCCATAATACTGGGCTTGGGACCTTGACTGGTCATATCCTCACCGGGATCTGTAATACGCATGGTTTCAATGTTGTATTCCAGTTCAATCTTCTGTCCTACGCCTGTTGAGCTACGTGACTTCATACATTGTATTTGATAACGGCCACGTTCACGCATTGCTCGACTAGTAAAGATACCAAACACGTTGTCGGCTGTGTTGATCTTACTAATACCACCCGATATATGACTGTGGTCAAATTCAATTTCTTCCACTGCTGATCTATTCAACTGGCTTGCTGTCACAAACAACACGCCCAATTCTTTGGCCAAGTTACGCAGTTCTTCCGACACATACTTGTCTTTGACAAACAAGTCGTTGGGACTGACCTTGGCACTGACCGGCATCAACAAATCCAAGTAGTCAACCATAACAAAGTCAATCTTAATACCAGTCTGTATCTGTACTTCTTTAATGTAACTTCTAATGTCGTTTACTGTGCTTTGTGCTGGAAATGCCTTGATACGATATTCGCCCGCTTTCTTGCCCATCATCTTGACTTTGAGTTCAGTAGTCGATATGTCTTTGCGAATGTCCTTGGTACTCATGCTGGTCAACATGGCATCTGTACGAAGAGCACACAGTTCTTCGCTCAATTCTAACGATATATAAACACCGCTGAGTCCTTGTTGTAACCAGTTGAGTGCAATATTCATCATGACCAAGCTCTTACCTGATCCAGAACCACCAGCAAAGATGTTGAGTTCACCTCTGCTGAATCCACCGTACAACAATCGATCCATTTGCGGCCAACCTGTTGACACTTGTCCACCAGAATTAAAGTATCGGTTAATACGTTCTCCCGGGCTGCCAAAGTAATCAGTGCCCATATCCTTGGTTAAGGATATCTGTACTGCGTCCTTGATTAGTTTTTCAACTGGATCAAACTCGCCTTTCTCCAACAGGTCTGCAGACTTCAAAATTGCACGTTCTAGTTCTTGTCTACGAGTAAACGCTTCGAATTCCTCCAAAAACCAATCAAAGTGTCCGTCGTTTAAGTCTGGAATGTCTTGTAATGCTATGCCTGTGGTTGCAGATATCTGTGCTCGATCTGGCATGGTATGATGTTGTTCACAATGTTCCTTGATAAACTCAGCGGCTGCTCTAAGATTGCGATCAAAGTTTTCAGGATTATAAATGTTCTGCACACGCACATAACTCTGTGCGTCACACAACATCATTTCCAAAAACAAACGCTGAACATCTACATTATATTCTTTTAACAACTTGTTTTCTCCGCATTTCTATTTTGATTCGGCTGGTTTCCCTTGATTGCATTATAGTTAGCAAAGTTGCCAAGCGACCATATTTGATTACAGCATCGTTTACATCCTTACAGCCTTCCCACTCAGGCATGCTGACTGCCCAACCCAGCTCCAAGGCACGTTCTACCAACTCCATACCAGGTTGATCTTGATCTGGCACTACAGTTATTTCTCGACCCAAGGTACGTATCAATCTTGCTTGTGCATCACTTACTGTATTGTGCATGAGTGCAAGCCCGCTAATCGACAATGCGTCAAATATACCTTCGGTTACAATTACATGTTGCCAATTAGCATGCTGTAAATCAGTACCAAATACATATCCAGGTTGAAAGTCATTTAACCATACCGGTTTACGATCATCTAAGAATCTAGTTGTTCGTCCTACTACTATATTGTCATAGGTAAATGGAATAATTACTCCGGGTCTTGAATTTAGGGTTGCACTAACCATAAAAGGATAATCTATGGGTGCATGTCTACGTCGCAAGTAATTCCAAATATCAGTATGTTCCGGTGTTACAAATTCGACGCCGCCTATGTCATGTTCTTCAAATCGTATATCTTGTATGGCAGCAGCGGTACGTTGCCTATCATCTAATAGACCTGCAATGCTGCGATGTTTCAAGCTTTCTAAATTGATACGTTCTATTTCTTCTTTTGGTACATTTAACCACCCCAACAACTTACGTGCTTTGAAGCTGAGATTGCGTCCCAAAATAAAGCTGGCTGTAAAATTACAATTGAAACAGTGGTAGCTCCATCCTTCAGAACTACTTAGAAGGCCTCCACGTTGACGTCGATCCTGACTTTCGCCGTTATGAATGCAACAAGGTCCGTTAAAGCTGATCCAGCCCGAACTCGATTGTTTGCGTTTTCCTGGAAGGTATTGTACAATATCTAGCATCACGCTAGTATAACACGATCTATCTCAGGAATCAAGTGGTCGCGGATAACTAAATGACCTTGCTCATTTGGATGACGACCCGGTGCCATTAACTCCGGGCAGCCTTTAATGAATGTCGAAAGCCCAGAATCTGGCCATAATAGTCCTTTAGCATTAATAACAATTGATGGGCCCATAGTGGTAAATTGGATTATATTATTACCTAATTTATAATTTTGGCCTTCAAAAAATAAAACAGATTGTCGATAGGTAAGATTCCTTAATTCATTACAATCTGTTAACATCATATTTGTTTTGACCATGTTAGACCATTCAGAATCAATACAAGAAGCACCACTATGTACCCAGGCACTGTGTATAAACTTGTTCCAAGGAGGATCATTTGCGTAGCTTACATGGGCGGGATTGTAAAACGTATCTCGGTTGGATTCAGTATGTCCTACTAATAACAAACATTCAGATAGGTCTAGTTGTTCGTGTTCAAGCCACCACAAGTAAGTCCACATAGCACTTTGTTGACTGCCGCCCGGAATGCCAAAATTCTCCACCGGAACACCGTAATGATGCCCCAATAGACCCAGAAAACAATGACTCTCCCTGTAGGGAGTGTTTTCCTGCATTATAGGGTGAGAATTAGTTATATTATGTAGTAAAGGATCTAACAGTTCGTCTCCCCAAATCCACGAGTCGCCAAACCCCACTATCTTTTTGAATTTCATCTATAAAGTATTTCTGCTAGTTCGCCAGTGCTAAAGTTCAATTCTAATCTTATGTAAGGATGGAATCCTTCTACATTGATACCCAATCTTTCTGTGCTACTGGTCAGATTCAGTTGGTTGATCACGTTGCCAGTCTTCAAGTCCTCAAATGGAACATTGTACCATTCTACTGTGTTTGCTGTAGCAGCAGTTGCACCTTGCACTGTGATGTTGCCGGTGATGTTGGCTGTGTCCAACTGAAAAGTAGTTAACGGTGCTCCATCTGTGGTCACAGTACTGGTATAGTACACATTACCCACAGGTGCTTGACTAGGTACAGTTAGTACTTGACTGGCAGTAAATGCTGGAAATACTGAATTTACAATATTGATTGTGCCACGTGCACCTGCTTGGTCGTCTGTAAATACCGCTTGGTCTAAAACGCCGGATGATATTTCAATACTGTAACTGGCTGGTTGTTCTTGGAAGTGCTGAGTTTCTTCAGCGGTAATGGTCACTTTGGCACGACCAGACGCAGCATTTAAGGCCACCAGTTCTTTGGCAAACAACAGGTCTTGGCCATTTTGACTAATGATTCGGAACGTAAATGTAGCACCCACTATGCTAGTTGGTTTCTGATCTTGGTTCTGAAACTGAAAGAGTATGACGTTGTCAACTCCTAGATTTAAAGTTAAGTTTTTTGCGTACACTGGATCCCACCTCGCGTCAAAATAAGCGCCACTGGTGTCTATCAATAAAACTGATTGAATTTGTTGATATAAATAGGCAGTGGTCGCGTACATTAGAAATCTCCTTGAATATTTATGGGCATAAACATAATACAACAACTAACTGAAAAGTACCCTTTTATGTCGCTTTGCGTCTACGCCGGTGTGGAATATGTAGGAATTGTGCAAAATCAAGACGAAAATATCACTACTATATATGATTTTGGGAATATTCAAGACAGCGAGTTAAAACACCTTTTTCTAGAACTAGCTAACGTTTGGTGGTGGGAAAGCAATAGATCAGTGCCTATCAATATCTTTCTGAAAACTGAATGGAAACCTTTTACTTCATATCGTAGAACATTTGTCAACAAAGATCTAAATATTTTGTGTGGACCTGTATGTAGTCTCAATGATTTAACACGCAGGAAGGCCAAGAGAAGATCAATTACTTTGGTCCGACGTATACAATAGGCATCAATGTTTGCAGTAGTTCTGCAGCACGTCTATGTCCTTGTACGTTTAGATGCCCAGGATAAGAATCATAATACCAATCTCCGGGCCCTAATCTGTCAATTAAACTGTCTTTTAATATGTCAAGCACATACTCGTCCTGAGATAGTGTTTTTTGCAGCAGATCATGTTGAATGCAAACTGCTGGATCAGTAGAGAGTTGTACGTAAGGAAAAATAAAGTAAGGAATGTTTTTGCTATTTAAGTAACTCGAAAGCATAATTAGATCTGCAGCTAAGTTTGTGAGCTCTGCACGTTCGTCAAAAAAACGCAGGTAGTTTTGATAGTATTCCTGGTTTAAAAATTCAGATGGATTTGCTTTAATACTTTCGTGATATTCCTCAGTTGTGCCTTGCAATTTCCATTCGTTGCCTTGACCAGGTGTAAATGGTTTTTCTGTACGAGATAAAAAAGTCAACTGTACTATTACCATAGTAGAGTTATCAAAAGTTAAAGAATCTCGTAAGGTATTTCTGATTATTCTTCTATTGCAGCTACCCGGAACCCCAGCATTGGTGCATGCAAGTCCTAAACTTTTGGCTAACAGCTCTGGATAACAGTCTTGTTCCAGATCGTTTATAATATAGTTGTCGTGTGTAAACGAACAGCCATTGGCATAGATGTGTTGTAGTTTATTCATCTAACAAGTTCATATGTAATGCAACTAATTGAGCATAGCCCAGGCTATGAGATTTTTTAAATGTGTATCCGCGAGAGTTGTCTCCATCCCAGACATTAGCAAATACATCAACCCATGGCTTTCTTTGCAGATGTGCTTTACCGGGTCGGATGATACTGATAAACGCTGCCATACGCACAATGGAATCTGGCTTCATGCTGCTTAATAAATCTGTATAATTTCCCACGTGAACTATTTTTTTAGACCATTCAGTGTCAGTCCATAACCGAGTCCAGTTAGGAGTTCTCTCCAACATAAGTTTGTAGTGCTCTGGATCTTTTATCAATTGATATACACTCATATTCAATAAATCAATTTTGAAGTATCCTCGCTGTTCAGCTTCTTCGTAATCTATCGACGCTGTTCCTGTAACAGGGTCAAACGGTATTTGGGTGACATATATACCTGAATTGTGTGATCTATTTTGTTGTCGTGCTGGTACATGATGTATTAGTCTCAATAATTTTGTTCTATCAGGTACATCAATATCAATATCTGCCGACATTACAGGCCTGCCTTTTTCAAAATATCTTTGACATATTCTACATCAACAGCATGATCACTGAATTTCTTTTGCCAAAAATCAGAATCTATCATGTTCCATATCATAGAAATTTGATCTGGTTGGAGTCCATTAAGGAATTCAATTCCAGATTTACAATTGTAAACAATCCAAGAACTAACACGTCCAGTTGATATATGATAAAACAATCGATTGGTATTGCCATATCTAAAATAGTCGCTGATACCATTTTTTAAATCTGGATTGGCTTCTGCATAGTCTTGCATTTCTCTTATGGCACGTTCTAAAGCATCAGTCACTGACTCTACTCGAAGATACTGTGCAAGAAATTCTTCGTACACGGTATCCTTACACCAAAAATCAATCTTTTTGTTATTTTTCAGTAACCATTCAACAAAGCGAGGAATATTGATAGCACGTATGCTGACACAATATTGACCAAAACGAGCAAACGCTCTATAGTAAGGACTTGTTGCAAAATCATCAAAGGTTTTCTTTTTGCCTATACCCTGGCTTGATTCATAAAATTGCAAATAAGATTTGAGTCCAATCTGGATACCAGTTTCATTTTGACTTTGAAAACGTTTCTTTTGCTCACAGACATGCACCATGAGCGTAGTTTCTTTAGCAAAAGATTTCTTACAGTATTGGCATTCAAATTTCATTTTTTAACTTCGTTGCCGTGATCTCGAATGTATTGGTCTAGTTCTTTCTTGGTAGTGATCTTTGCCAGTAGATCAAGTTCGTCGTCTTTCATATTTGGAAACAGTTCTGCTAATTGTTTTCGCATAGTACCAGAGCTGGCTTCTTTCTTCTTGGGACTAATCCATTGATGCCTATGCACTCCCATGCCTGGGCTCACTGCTGTAGCACACAGCCATTGCAGCTTAGGATGTTTACTGATGGCAAAGAAGTTTTTGTTAAAGTAGTGATTGCAGCTTTGCACATAGTACTCTTGCAATTCCCTAGAACCTTGTACACTACTGCCCCAACGTATCATCAGATAGTTGCTGAACTTTTTACGTTCTTCTGCTGTTAGCTCATCGTAGAAGTCGCGGTTCTTGAGATCAAACTGTTTCATCTCGTTGGCAATGTTTAGTTTATCACTCATCTTGTGGCAGTGTTCCATTACTGTGTTTGTTACGGGTTTGCTCTACATCTTGCATCTCTCGTTGCTCTTGTACAGTGCGTTCATCAAAGAATTTGCGCGGATTACCACATGCGAAACAATTTGAATTACCGCATGTCATGCCGCTTACTTTATGGTAACGGTGTGGGTTATTTGAATCACCAACAACTACGCCAGGCCCACCAAAATTAAAAGCGTGAGCTTTACGGATAGCCATTTGTCTGGCAATATGTCTATGCTTTTGTTGTATTCTACGTCCACGTACTGACTTGTCAGTTGGCTGTGCCATTACTTAATCCTTGCTGATACCTCGTTGATAGCTACTCGTAAGCGTACTATATCTCTGTGCATGCGATGCATCTGTTGCTCTTGGTTGCGTATTTTGTCTTCGAGTTCTCGTATGCGGCGATCAATGTTTTTGTCTTTGGGAGCCGGTATATTGGCTGTCATCTTTGGGATCACGCTGTCTTCTTCATATTGTTTCATTTTACCAGGCCTTTGAGTAATCAACAATTTCACAGTTGCGGCTGATATCTTTGACAAAATACACACAATCTGGTTTATGGCTTTCATCTAACGGTATAGCCAACATCTGTCCATTCTTTAATTTAGGACTATACCACGTAACATCATGATATACATCTATAATTTCAATTTCGGGAAAAGTCGGACTAAAACTACTTAGCGGATTGAACTGAAATGCCTTAAAGCCCCTATCATTGATACTGGTTAAGGGTATCACTTCCAGGTCTCCTGAATCTGGTTCTCCGATCAAAATTTTCCAGTCCATTGGCATCTTAACTGTATAGTCGCCAATTTGTAAAACTAATGCTGGTGAATTGAAGCTCTCCAGGAAGATTAAAGGTATGTAGTGATAGTCTGGATTAGACGGATCGCTATTGTCAAGTATGGCAAAACGCATGTCGTCTACTTCTTCTGGAAGTGTGTTTAAATCGTAGGCCAAGTTATCTAAGGTTAGTATTCTCATATGTTAATTATACAATAAGTGATCTATAAAAGTCAATCATTATCCATATAAAATGCATCGCCGAACCAAAACCAATTATCTCGATGTTGGTACATATCAGTAAGATTATTTTTATACAAATATACCCAATAGATAAAGAATTCCAGACTGGGTGTCTGAGTGCTACCAAGCACCCAGGGGGTCATTTCGTTAAGCATGTTATCTACAGAGACTCGATGCATTATATTAGGTGGAGTTTCTCTGAGTATTTGAAATATTTCGTCTGGATCAACATGCCAGTAGGCACAAGCATTGTCAATATACTCAATAAATAGTTTATTATCTTTATATACACTTCGATTGTGTAGATTGCAAATAGCTTTGCGTCCTGAAAATAACTCTGTGTTTTTAATAGACCTGGACAGATACATATCGCTATCAAACGGCATATACCAATCAGTTGATACTAATTTGTGTGCCTGCAATTTAAGCCATTGCTGGCTCCACCATCCGCTACTAGCATGTATCCATGTACTAATATCTGTATAGTGATAAACTTGTGTTCTTTTGATATCTACAAATAAAGATTGTGCTTGTTCGAATATAACAGGACTGTCATTGATTACAATATGTATAGGGTCTACACAATTGCCTACCCCGTATAGACTAATAGATTTTGCTGCACGTAATGCACGTTCCAGATCTGCTTGGTAAGTTATAATAACTGTTTCCAATTTAGCCTCTTACTAATATAACTCCGTAACTATATCCGGCGTCTCCGCCAGCGTGTTTTTCTACAATTTGATATCCGTTGGCCAATAGATAAACTACTATAGGACCACACTTGCCTATCCAACAATCATTTAAAGTATAAGTATCGTCACAAATAATAACACTATAATCAGCCATATAAGGATACAAAGACAACATCTGCTTAAAGTGTTCGAGCTGACAATTTTGATTAGTCATTTCGATGCCAAACTCTTCTCGATATTGTGTTTTTTGCAATTCAATATTGTCGTTGGGTCGCGAGATGTTCCAGTTGTAATCAAAATTGTCTAGGTACAATAACGAAATCTTTTTCTCAAATGTGGGAAATACATTTTTGGCCCAATCAGACCCTGTAGCTTGATGCCAAACGATATTGTGCATGTTAATGGTTTGATCTAATCTATTTCTTGCTTCGTTGCTAAGATCAACAGTGTGAAGTATTGTATTGTTATCTTGTGCTAATTCAGCAAAGTACTCAGTAGATCCTTCGTAACGATCGCTACCAATTTCTACAAACACTGTGTTTGTATCCACTTTTAAATATTTTTCAGCAAGTTTAAAAGTTGTGCCCATATTAACTCCAATCTAATTTTTCTTGACTAAACGGATAGTTGGCTTCTCGATAAAAAGCCTTGCGTTTAGTCAAATGTCTTTTGCTGAATTTACAAGTACTAGTAATGTCCCAAATTTCTACATGGTCCTTGTCTTCGGCCTTGCGGATACCTCGGCCGATACTTTGTATTACCCTTGTAAAGCTCTTGCCAGATTCCACCATAACCAAATTGAATATGCGAGGAATATTAATACCGACAGCAGCGACACCGTATGTGGCAATAATAATTTTGTTAGTTGACGTAGCAATTTCATCATATTCTTCCTTGCGATCAGCTACCTTTGTCGAACCTGAAACAAATACCACTTCTGGTTTATCGCTAAGTAGGCTAAACAAGCTACTCATCTGTGTTTGTAGTATCTTGCCTGTTTCAATGCGGTCTACTAATATAAGTGTATTACCGCTTTCCTTAATTTTATCTATTACTTTAGCAACAGCTTCCATACGTTCTGGTGTGGTTACCAAGTATTTAAGCTCGCTCTGGTAGTCCTTATATTCTACATGGTCAACCAACTGCACAATATTTACATGGCACTGTGCCAATACACCTTGGGCCTGTAGTTCACTAGCACGTAATCGACCAACAACTGGCCCAAGGCTCACTTCTAATGCCTTGAATTCAAAATCTTCTTTGGGGATAGTACCAGTAAGTCCCCATCGAATTGGTATATGTGCCATTACGCCAGTTAGCAATGTTTTGAGTGCGTCTGCTTTGGCCATATGCACTTCGTCTACAATAACACATACCACATCTTCAAGAAACTCTTGTATAGTAATTTCAGCTTCGCCTGACTTGGTATTCTTTAAAAGGTTGTTGAGAGATTGCCAAGTACAGATAGTATGCCGACGTCCCCATTCTTTTCTGTCACCAAAATAAACACCAACATCTAGACCCAAGTTACGGTAATCAGTTTCGGTTTGTGTAACTAAACTTTTATTAGGTACAATAACAATACTACGCCCATAGTTGCCGGCTTGCCAGCTTAATGCTGCTGTTATAAGTGTTTTGCCTGCGCCAGTGGCTATTTCTTGTAGACTTTGTGTATTGCTTAGAAAGTCATTGATGATCTCTACTTGATAATCTCGTAATACTACAGGCTGACCCGCACGTTCGTGTCCAGGCGGCCACGCACGATTGCTGAATGTATCTTCTGCCGTTAAAACAAATTCAAATTTTGTACTGTAGGTTCTACGATCGTCTAACTCAATATCATAGTCAAATGATTCCAATACAGGAATAATCTCTGGCAATAAATTTACATAGGTGCTGCCACCTAATTGAAAGAATTGTACGCAGCCGTCCCATCGTCCTAGTCTAACTGCAGGCAAGTATCGTGCAGCTGGATTCATGTATTTAAATTTTTTAACAAGTGCTCGACGACAGTCAAGATCAAGCCCTTCTATTTTACAATTAACTTCATCATGTACAATAATTATAGCTTGTTTCATTAGATCATCCATAATCCGTTTTGCAAAGTCAACCAGTTATTATACAAGTTTCGTGTACCAGAGTCAACCGAATGACCTGATAACTTTTCGAGATCATCTACTGCTTGGCCTTGCCGAATAGACTCCAGTGTTATTAATCTATCGGTTGATTTTTTAATTAGTCCAGAATAATCTATCATCATCTGGGCATAGTCATTGACTGACTCAGCACCGCAGGCTCGTTGCATTTCATCCCATACATGCGGTCTATGTACTTTTTTAAATCGTTTAGCAGCCCACATTGCTACATCAAAATTGCTTACTGTAATTCCAATAAAGCAATGTTGTCTATGAATATGGTATTCGATGTCATGACTGGGTACACTGCGGTATATTAAACCCATGTCTTGTACATATTGATCTTTTTCTAAATCGTTTGCAAACAAATTAGGTTTCTTGAGTTTAGTGCGATCGGAATGGTGAATTACTGCTCGGGTAATTCTATTAAATTTGACGTGTTGTCTGTCAATTAATGCAGTAATTAGATCGCCGCAAGTACCGCCCATGTAGCAAACTATTTCAATCATTGACTATCTCCCAAGGCTTGCTTTGGTATACAAACCAAAATTTCAAGTTGCCGTTGGTGGTATCGGGATTCTCAAGTTGGCTATAACGCCCATTGCCATCGGGTTTATTTTTTCTAAAATTAATAGAGTGCCAGCATAACTTTAATTCAAACTTGGATTCTAAGCTCAAGGCCCAATTAAGAAAATGCTGTTGCATATCTGTGGTCAGTCTATTCAATCCACTAATTTGAGTATCTCTAAAACTATAAAAGAATCTACAACCTGGGCTCATAACTTTAACGTACTTTTCGCAATGTCCGGTGATGTTTTCTAGCTCAGTCCAAATATCTGCTCGATTGTTTACTACAGCAAAATTGTCTGCCAACACAGGCAATACATTAGGCAAGTTATTTCTATCTTCGCATATAATAGCATCTGGATAAAAGGTTTTTACTACCGGATGCATCTCAACGATGTGCATGTCTGGCAATAGATCCATTAAATAATAACCAGCACTGGCAAAAAATATAGTGTGACCCGGTTGGCAGTTTCTTAGAATTGAGTAGTCATAATTATCGATGATAATTTGATTGTTGCTTTTACGATTTAGTAACCAGTACTGATGTTTTAATCTGCCGAGTCTATAACGAATGTACTGAGTCTTCCAGTCTGTTTTAACTGTGGATTGATTAAAATGCTCTATAATTTTCATCTAGCGTTTTCTTATATAATAATGTCGGTCTGGTACAGCCCATGTAAAGCTGCGACCGTAGTCTACATCGTTTAAACTAAGGTCAATAATTTCAACTTCCGGCATAGACTTTTTTAACCATTGAGTAGTGGCTAGACAAAAGTTACTGTCTAATGTAGAATCATGATAACTGTTGTCTAAATTTATGTAATGACGATTCAAGCACAGATATAATGCAGGACACTTATCTAATTGTTCAAGTATTTTTTCAATAATAATAGGACATGGATATCTGCTAAACTTTTGATCAGTGATAATTGTTATATCTGCATCTTGACTACGCTCGCATCTTTCAACTTGAATAAAGTCTAGAAACAAATCAGTATCTGTTTTGAATCGAACTTTTTTAAAACCATTCAATACAATAAAATCTTCGATTTGTTTTTCTCTACGTAGCTTAACTGGTTCATCGAAAAAGTTTCGTTGCAAGCGATTAAAGATACGCGACCATTTGTACAATCCGCGTGGTGTTTCGACTATAAGCTGTTTATTAGTTTTGAAATTGTGCATAGTATTTATTATATGTTATTTGTAGACAAAAGTCAAAAAAATAGGCACCGTATTGCTACGATGCCCAAAACAGATTGTCTAAACAGGAGCGTTTACTACAGACAATCCGGGTAAAATCTAACCACCAATGCCAAAAACTTCAGTGTAGAGATCCAATAGTTCTTCGTCGCTCAACAAGCTGAATTCACTTTGTGCTATGTCGTGTTCTACTTCTAAAGCATCGCACCAGACATTACCTAACCGTTCCATTACCAGCTTGCGCATCATCATTCTCCAATTGTACTGCAATCTCACTACGACTTAGTGTAATATTAGTTACCGGAATGTTGTTGCCGCTGTTAAATTTTGCACGGACTACTCGTCCAATACTGGCATCAGATTCAATGGCAGCCATGCGTTCTAGACATGCTTCTACTGTGCGGTGACCCGTTTCGATCAGCTTGTTAAGCTCTGCAATTTTTTCAGCGTCTGTCGGGTTTGTCATTCTTCAACTCCTCATCAAACATTTTACCCAATGCTTCATAAGAAAATCCATAACTATTATGGCGAGCATCTTGTAATGTTTCTGGTGTTATGTAGCCTTTGAAATAAATTCTCACTTCAAAGGATTCTGGCATTAATACTTCCTCAGTTTCAAGTATTCTCATTCTTTGACTCCGAAATGTTCTATTAATACTGGAATATCAGAAATATCGTCTTTGGTAATATTAAACCATTCTCCACGCACCCATTTCTTTTCAAAATGCTTATGAAGTTTCTTTTCAACAATATCTGCTCTATCTAACAAATCTGATTTCCAGACTTCTTTAAGTTCCATCCAATGTGATGTTTGTAATGCTGCTTTTCTTCTGTCTATTTTTGAGCCAGATGTTATTCCAATCTTATAAGGAGTTCCGGGAATATCTGGACCAATAACATAAACAGTACCAATAACAGCACCTGCCATTACTAATGTATTTTTTCGACTTCGGGTCAAGCCTTTTGCTTTGATATCACTACGCCACTGTGTAGCATATTGATTGGCACAAGGTTTACATTGAGAAATAACAAGTCGAGTTAGATCATTGGCAACTTTTTTAAGATTGCTAGGAAAGAAATGTTCTTGAGTTGCTTCCAATGATGTTTTACATTTTCCGCATGTATAATGTGATCTCATTCTTCAACTCCGAAATGTTCTCTAATCTCAGAACTGAGAGTATACCCAGAGCCGCCATTACCGAATTGTTGGCACACATCAGCACATTCCCGAACAATCAACTCGGCGAACTTTTCAGCAAACACAAGTGGGATGGTTACTTTATTTTCACCCTCGCCTACTGTTACGGTGGGTTCAATAGGTTCAAAAAGACTGTTTTCTAATGCCTGTACAGTAATCTCTTTAATTCGTTCGTTCATTCTGGTTCCTTTAAGGAAGGTACTGTTTGAATACTTGTAGGGCCCGGCGATATAGACGATCATATCTAGCGTCCATTTGAACATAGCGTCCTTGACCCACAGGTGCCATTTGGCTATAGGTATTCCACCATTCTCGGTTCAGGTGTGCGGCGTAGAACTCAGCGGCAACACGGGCTCTACGAATAGTCTTTGACGCAGGTCTGGTAACACCATTCATTGTGAATGGTACAGTGATTTTTAAACAAGGCACTGTCTTTACAGTGGTTTTCATCATTCAACTCCTTACGCCGACTTCATACACGTAACTTCTGCCATGGCCTTCCATTTCAGCGGAAAGCTCTTACGCAAGTCTGCAATCTTGATTGCCATACGCAAGCTCATTTCGCGGAAACGAGTGGCATTGTGCGTCATAAAGTCAATGATCTCTTCTTGCGTTTCTGTGTCAAACTCGTACTCTTCAAACAACTGACCGTCGTTGGCAATCTGTTTGATACGCAAGATCTTGTCACGCATGGTGTCCAAGGTCAAGTCCAAGTAGTGGCAGCGTGATTGCAAGGCATCCAAGTGATCACGCAATTTTTGCGATTTCATCTTGTCAAACTTAAGGTTAGTAATAAAGATCACTGTACCGTTGAAGTTGAAACTGTCTGGGATACCTTCGCGGCGTAGCACTGAGCTGTCGCTCAACCAGGAAATCTTACGCTTCTTACCGGAGTCCAGGGCACCTTTCAACAAGTTAAGAGCCACATCGTCAAGCAAGATGCTGTCGCAGTCATCAAAAACCAACACACAGTTCCGGTCGCTGTATTTGTACAGGGTCTGGTACAGGCCTAATGCTGTAGCACTACCTTTGACAACTTCTGCACGGAGACGCTTGCCCGAAATCTTGTCAAACAAGCAGGCAGCTTCTACAATTTTCTCAACGCCGTAGCTCTTGCCTACACCCGGAGGGCCGGACACAATCATAGCACGGACGTCGCCGGCTACAGCCGCTTTGGTCATTTCATCTAGGATTTCAAAACGCTCGCGGATACGAGCCATTACTTCTGCATCAGAGGCTTCTGCCGCAGGTGCTGCCTTTACAGCAGTTTCAGTGGTGGCTGTGGCACCTTGGATTTCAATGTCTTCCATGCTGTCTACTGTGACACGAGCAATGCCGTATTCTGGGCCAAAGAAGCCCTTGCTGTCAACAGTCACAAAGCCGCCCTTGGCACCGACTGTGAAGTCTCTGACCAATTCAAAAACTTCGTTGTGTACGGGTTTGTTACGATAAACGCCGTTGCGGATGAGAACTTGGGTCATTTACTGCTCCTGTTTTGTTAGTGTAAGTACATTATAGCCGATCGTGTATTACCGGTCTACCACTTTTTAGGTGTTGTTTTTACGCAACTTTTTTGCTGGACCCGCAAACATTGCATCGCTCATGACACCTAGAAATTTAGCTATGCTTTCTTCGCGTTCTGCTTCTGTAGCATCCGGAAGGGCTTGTCTGGCAGATTCCCTAAGGGTCTCTAAAATCTCACGGCCTATGTCTTTTGCTAGGATAACCATTTTGTGCTCCTGTTTTGTTACTGTAAATATATTATAGCAAATTGGGTATTTCTGGTCAACCTGTTGTTTTTACGCAACAAGTGCAACTTGGAACATCATTAGGCTAGGAGCACTGGCACAAAGACGTACGGAATTAGTAACCGCCCTGTCTTTGGTAATATTGCAATCAACGTCAATCCAAGGAGTAATAACTCCGTTGGCAGCAGGACTAAGAACGATGTTTTTGATAGTGCCACGCTTTACGCCGGCTGCTGATTCCCAGCGGATTTTAGTGCCTATTGCTAATTGCATTTTGTACCCCGTTTTGTTACTGTAAAACTAGTATAGCATTTGGGCAGTTTCTGGTCTACCAAAATGTGTATTTTTGCCACAAAAAAGCCCCTAAAAAGGGGCTTAATTTTGTTGTATTTTTACAACAATTTCCAATATTTATCAATGATTGGGTCGTGTATTTCGTGTGGTTTAGGTCGTCCGTGAAATATCATAATAGCAGTTTTTGGATCAACCACAGTACCAGCATTGGGTTTGCAATACGCTCGTGTGCGCATGTCCATGCCGCCATCTTTGCATTGCCATCTCCAACTCCTTACTACTTCTGTATCTATAAATCTACGAGTGTGATCTGTTAATACTGTATTTAAATAATCTTGGTCGCCGTGAAATTGCTTGACTACAGCGTTGATATTTTTACCACAAAAATCGTCCCAAATCCAAGTAAATCGGGTTGTGTCCCAAATCATTACACTGGAATTAATCCCGTTCCAAGCAGTTCGCCAAATGTATTTAAAATCTTTAATAGCCCAGAAATAATCATCACTCAACTGCCATATCCAATCAATATTGCCGGTGATCACTGTGTCTAAATCAAAGTATAAAACTCTGCCCAGATTGTGTGCAGGATCAAACATCTGCATCTTGTACCACCAGGACTTCTTGGGTCCTGCAATACCCGGCCATTCCTGTAGCTCGTGTTTAATAAATGGTGCAGGTACTGATCTGGTGGGCTCTGTAAACACATGCATACGGATTTGATAAGATGTGTTGGCCTGCAACATGTTGTACAGGCGTTCTACATAAATCCAGTCGTATGCAGTGCCGTGTATCACACAGGCACAATTTTTTGCTTTTTTCATCACATATTTACTCCCTATGTATAATAGACGCATATAAATATTCATATGAAACCTATTCCTATTTTTATTGGCTACGATCCCAGAGAAGCCGTCGCTTACCATACATGTGCCAACAGTATTATACGTCATGCCAGTAAGCCAGTGGCTATTATTCCATTGGCTCTTAACTTGTTTAATGACTACACAGAAACTCACACAGACGGTAGCAACCAGTTTATCTACAGTAGATTCCTGGTTCCGCACTTGATGGATTATACAGGACATGCTATTTTTATCGACGGGGACATGATTGTTCGCAGCGACATTGTGGAACTTTGGGAGTGGCGACAACACCATTATGATGTGCAAGTGGTCAAACACAATTACGAAACATGCATGACAGAAAAGTATCTGGGTGCAAAGAATGAAAACTATCCACGCAAAAACTGGTCGAGTGTGATCTTGTGGAACTGCCAGAACCCCGCTAATCGAATACTGACTCCAGAGTTTGTACAAAAATCCACAGGAGCAGAACTACATCGATTTACCTGGATTAAGGATGAGCGAATTGGCGATTTGCCTGCAGAATGGAATTGGTTACCGGACGAATACGGACCCAATATAAATGCAGATTTGTTGCACTATACATTAGGGGCTCCTTGCTTTCACGAGTTTGCTACCACAAATCAAGCCGACGAGTGGCACAGAGAACACATGCTGGCAGACTACTGTTTACAGCGAGGCACCAAATGATTGTTGACAAAAATAACTATAGCATAGACTGTTTTCATTCTGCTCCGCTTGTTGGAGGAGTGTTCAAAAGCAAGGGCATTGATCGTAAAAGACATCTACTTCAAATACTGCCTGCGGCCAAAATCTCAGGACATGTATTAGAGTTTGGTGTTTATCGCGGTAAAACCATGGCTCACATCAGCGAACACTTTTGTAATCAAACTGTGTGGGGGTTTGACAGCTTTGTAGGACTTCCGGAGCCTTGGTATATACGTACCGGAGACGAAGGTAAAACACATCCTGCTGGCAAATTTGACATGCGCAAAGAACCTGTGCAACCAGTTTTTGCTGCCAATGTCAAACTGGTGCCTGGATGGTTTTGTGATAGTATTCCGCTGTGGAAAGAACAACATCCTGGTGTCATTAGCTTTCTTCATGTAGACTGCGATTTGTACAGCAGCACACTCGATGTGCTGACCTTGTTGAATGATCGCATTGTGCCAGGCACTGTGATTGCGTTTGATGAAATGTATCCTTGGTCAGATCCTGCCGAATACGATCTCTGGGCCGAGGGTGAATATCGTGCAGTTGGCGAATGGCTGGCAGAATACAATCGTGAGTTTAAACCCTTATTGCGTAGCGGTCACCAGCAATGTAGTGTTGTTGTTATAAAATGACTTGGATCTTTTTCAGTAAGAACTGCAAAGACGAATATATCAACATGTTTGCCAAGGGCAGTGGTGGTATACCTGTTGCCGAATTTGATTATGCAGCTTCTCAAGATCCTATAGTCGTACGTGGTATACTCAAGCACAAGTTGATGAAACAGTGTTGGGCAGACGGTAGAGATTTCTATTACATGGACTCTGGTTACTTTGGTAACAATCCCAATCCCTCAAATCCGCAGGGCTGGAAAGTGTGGCATCGCATAGTCAAAAACAATCTGCAGCACAGCGATATTGTTGATCGTCCTGGAGATAGATGGCAGCGTATGGGCATCACACTACAGCCCAGACGATATGGCCGTAAGATTGTTGTTGCTGTGCCAGACACAAAACCTTGTAAATTTTATGGCATAGACCTTGACGGGTGGATTGACGAAACTGTCAACACAATAAAGCAACACACTGATCGACCCATTGTAGTAAGGCAACGTGCAGCTAATAGAATAGATCGTATTTCTACAGACCCTCTGGCTCAAGTGTTAGCGGATGATGTACATGCCCTGGTAACATTCAATTCTAATGCAGCTACCGAAAGTATCATGCTGGGAGTACCTGCTTTTACACTTGCACCTGCCAATGCTGCCGGTCCGGTGGCCAGCCAGGATCTCGCACAGATAGAATCGCCATATTGGGCAGACACAGATAAATTACACGCATGGGCTTGTCACTTGGCCTATGGCCAGTTTCATGTTAGAGAACTCAAAGATGGCACAGCTTATAGGATACTAAATGCATATTAAAATTTTTATGGCGTCAGCTAACAACACACAAGAAAGAGAACTGCTTAAAGATTTTGCTGCTGGAGTAGAATCTTGGATTGTAGATAATTCTGATCAAGATCAACAGTTTGAAAATGTTACAAGAATTGGTCGTTGGGCAACAACAGATCTATCTCAAAATCAAATTTCTTACGAATATGCCGAAGCTTATAAAGAGTGTGATGTGGCTGTGTTTTTTGGATCTTGGAAGGCCAGAGAAAAAGGAACACACCAAACCAGAACGTCCGTAGCAGTAAATGCTAAATGTTTTGTCTGTATAGAAACTCCATTATTAAATCGTGTGACTGATCGAGAAAATCAATATTGGAGAGTTGGTGTAAACGGCTTCTTGAATCTTGACGCAGAATGGCCTACATTGAAGACAGACGCAGCAAATCAAAGACTTGCAGAGTTTGGAATCGACTGGGCAGGATGGAATTCCAACCCCGATGGACATGTATTAATAGCACTTCAACTACCAGGCGATGCCAGCTTACGCGGTAATGACATCAATGATTGGGCATACAAAACTATCTTGGACATTAGAAAACATACTGATCGTTTTATAGTTGTTCGTAACCATCCATTAGCCAGTCAACGTGCATTTGGAGACCACGAAGAACTTGCAAGGAAGCTGCTGTTAGCAGGTGTGCAAAATATCAAATTCAGCGACGGGCAAATAGTGCCATGGAGCCAAGATCTTCAAAATGCATACTGTACTGTAACATATACCAGTGGATTGGCAATTGATAGTGTACTAAGTGGCATTCCCACCATTGCTTGCGACTCTGGTAATTTTGCTTGGGGCATAAGCTCAAGATTGGTACGCAATATTAATGATCTTAGGATGGCAACTGACTTGGAGATTCAGCAGTGGTTACGCAATCTTGCAGCATGCCAATGGTCCACGGACGAAATGCGCGACGGTATAGCTTGGTCGCACTTATTACCGGTGCTAAAAGATATCAAATGAAAGTAGTAAGCTATCTTGCAACTTTACCTGCCAAACTGTTAAAAGGACCCAACGAGTCCAATGAAAAAATTCTAACATTAAAAAAATATGTTGAGGGTATAAATGCAGTTGGCGACAAAGGAATCTTATCTACTACACTACAATATGAACCAGCAGATGTAGCTGTTATGTTGGGCTGGGTACACGAACACGGTAAAAGTGCACCACATCTGCAGTTTAGACAACACATACTTGACCAGCAACGTCAGCACGGCAAACGAACTGTAATTGCTGATAGTAATTTATTTTTATATCACGATATAAAAAATCCACATCACTATCTGCGTTACAGCTACGATGGTGTGTTTCCTGACACCGGCGAGTACTGTGACAGCAATCCAGATCCTATACAGTGGAAACGTATACAGCAAGATATGGGCATTCGTGTACGCGACTGGCGTACCGCTGGCAACCATATCTTACTGTGTTTGCAAAGAAACGGTGGGTGGAGTATGGGTAATGTGTCAGTTGTGGATTGGGCTGCTGATACTATTTTAAAATTAAGAAAGTACACAGATCGACCTATTGTGGTTCGCCCACATCCTGGAGATAAACATGCACGTAAATACATTGGTGAGTTTGCCAAGGATGGGGTTCTACGTGATGTTGTTGTGAGTGATCCAGAAATTCCGTTAATTCGTGATTTAAAATATTGTTGGGCAGCAGTAGCACACAATTCCAGTCCTACTGTAGGAGCTGCGTTAGAAGGAGTTCCAATATTTGTAACTGATACTGGCCGTAGTCAATGCCGTGACATTGCCAACTGTGATCTCAGTCAAATTGAAACTCCATTAATGCCAGACCGTACTGCTTGGTTACACCGTATCAGTCAATTTCACTGGAGCCATGCAGATCTAGTTTCAGGACGGTGCTGGTCTCACATGCGTCAATGGGCTAAATTATGAAAAATTTGCAAGTGTTAATGTCAGATTGTCAAGACGATGCATTTATACAAGAATGGGTTAGTAATTGGGTGCAAACAAGACCTGGTATAATTTTATGTGACAATTGGAAAGATGTGTCGCCAGATATTCCGGTATTTTGCTATGCTGATCTCACACGGCCACATGTGACTACATGGCTAAACAACCGTCGGCCCGCAATATACATCGGGCGTGGGTACTTAGGTAACCACTTACATAAAAAAAGAATGTTTTACCGAGCCAGTGTAAACGGATGGGCTAATACTGTGTTACAGCCTTTGCCGCATTTGCGTTGGTCAAAGATGGAATTGCCACAACACTCGTGGAAGGTACAACAGGTTCGCAATGTGTTGATTGCACCCAGTAAAGTAACCACTAGAGTATGGAGCGGTCAGTCATCAGAAGCCTGGGCTGAAGCTATGTCAACACAATTTCCTAGTGCTGAGATTAGGATCAGAGCCAAGCCCGGAAAAGCTTCCAATAGATATTCTACTTTGTGGGCTGACCTAGACTGGGCTGATTTGGTAGTATCTCAAAGTTCAGCTATTACTTGCGAGGCTTTTTGGTACGGTAAAAAAGTCATTAGCACAGAACCTTGTCCAACATGGGCAGCAGGCCGTTCTACACTAGAAGATTGGCGGAATCCTGTAGAGCCTCCTTTGAGATCAGCGTGGCACGAACATATAGCGTGGTGTCAATATACCAGATCAGAATGGCAGTCAGGCGCAGCTTTAGATCTGTTAGCACAGTATCTGGGTCCGGTTAATCAGTACAACCCAGAGTTCACCTACAGCTTTACTTAGATCTCAGTCGGGCCAACATGGTCTGAGTTGACTGTTTTCGATTGGATATAAAGTGTTCTATGACTTCAAATCTAGAACTTATGTAGTTGTAAAATTCTGGCATGGTCCATTCTCTCACATGTGCTCGATTCTTAGGAGGGCCATTCGGAGTTCTTTCCAACAAGTCTCTGTCGGGTGTACTCAACACTATTAGTTGAGGAGCCGACTGTTCTATTAGATCTAATAGTTCATCAGGGTCTGGAATATGTTCAATAACATCCGACGCAATTACAAGATCATATCCAGTAATGGGATCAAATTGATCAACCCAGGTTCTGTCAGGGTATGTTTCTCTTAGCCATTTGACTGTAGGAGGGACATCAATACCTACAGTTTCAAAATCTTTGAAGTTATCCAGTAACTTATACGCAGAGCCAGTACCAATGTCCATAATCTTGGTAAAATTGTTTTTTGTTGCTATATCTTTGGCAAACGTGTAAACTTCTCGCTGCCACTTGTCAGTGTTTTCAGTATCGTCAAAATAACGATTATCTAATCTGTGTTGATAACCTTCTTTTATGAAATATGTTTTCATTGATTGTTATTCCTATATCTTTCCCAAAACTTTGTGCTAACTGTCAGACTCTTCTTGTCAAGATGAACGGATCCCATGATGTGACTGTGTATTTGTATTGTTACCACGCATCTGTTAATGGCATTATCTGAGGACAAAAAAGTATTTTTATAATAATCCAATAACTTTTTAGCAGCCGCAGGTTTGATCATATAGCCCACAGTGCCAGGCATGGATTTATGAAGATATTCAGCTGCATGACATTCGCCCTGTGGATCGTGAATGTATTGCAGATATTTTTCATTCTTTCGAGAACCCATTGCAATTACTAAGACTTCATCAAACTCTACCTTAGCTAACGGTCTAAGTACTTTAACATCGTCTTCAAACACACAGATAGTTTCGTTGATCTCCACACACCGTTTCCATAGCCTGTAATGACTATAGAAGCAACCCATGACTCCAGGTTTACTGGCTTTGTTTGCATCTCTTTCTTCTGTGGGATTGCCACGAAAATTAATAGGATGCACTGTTCTGTTTTCGTCTGCAAAAATTTGCTGGGCTTCGCTACCATAGGTGCCTTCAAACAGTTCGGCGTTTACTCCGATGGCAGCAAGATCCTGTTGTGTCTTTAAAGCAGATTCTAAACTGCTGGCAATACGCGGCAAGTGAATAATAAAAGATTTCATCGCCAATACCCTTCTGCTCTGTTGACCACAAGATCTTTGGTCTTGCTACGACCGGCATCTTTGCGGTTGCCTTTAAGGTGATCCAAATACGCACCCCATTCTGTATTGATAAGAGGATGTCCTTCGCCCATCACAAATTGTGCAGACCAATTTAATTGTCGCCACGCAGGCACTTGAGCTTGCAAACGTTCTCTTGTGCGATCAAACACCCAACAGTCGTGGAATTCTTTCATGGCTAACACACCTGTTTCTGCATCATCATATGCTGCCTGCATCCATTGCATGAACAACATGTTGGCACTGTTGCTCATGTTGATAGCCCATAAACCTGTTTCGGTATACTTGTTACTGCGACCCAAGAAAGCAATGTCTGCTGTCAGCGGCATTAATCTATTAATTGTTTCTAATGTAATTGGGCTATGGCATACCATGTCAGCATCCATCCAAAAAACAGTGTCCAGACTGTTACGGGCAGCATCACACACAGCATAAATCTTGTGGCTAAATCTTACAGCGTCCCAACGGAATCCAATGCCACGTTGTTTGCCGTTACTGCCGGCTGGACCCATTGGTAGTCGGCCGTTGGCACGTGGATCATCCTGATATTGATTCTTAAATGCCACTAACGCAGGCACTCGAGCGTGAAAATCGTATACAGTTAAGTTTGGTGCTGTTTGTGCGACTTGACAATCTTCTGCATACACATATAAATTGACTTCTCGGGGCCAGTTTGCCAAAAATGTATCAATCATACGGCTACCATACTTGTCATATCCGGCTTGATTGAACGTGGTTACTACAGAAAATTTGCGAGTCATAAATGTCCTTAAATACTGTCTCAGGTATTTAATCTCATGCGTTTTGGTCTATTTAATAAATTTGGTGCCTTAAACAGTCAACCAGTGTTTGCTGCGTTTCAGCAAGGGCTCGATCAGCTGGGCTTTGCACACAGCAGTCACGACATGTCAGCAGATGTTGCTGTTATTTGGAGTGTGTTATGGTCGGGTCGTATGCGACAGAATCACGCTGTATGGCAGACGTTTTGCAATAGTGGTCGGTCAGTTATAGTGTTAGAAGTAGGCATGTTGCAACGCGGACATACTTGGAAAATGGGCATAAATGGTACAGGAGCAAATGCCTTTTATGGTCACGGGATAGATCTACAAAGACCACAGAAACTAAATTTGCAATTGAAACCGTGGCGTGAGTCAGGGGATGACATTATAATTGCTCTACAAAGAGACGACAGCGAGCAATGGGCAGGACAACCCGCTATCGAGACTTGGTTGAAACAAACAGTAGACGATCTTCGCAAACATACACAAAGACCCATAGTGATACGCAGTCACCCTAGACGAGAAGTTGTAGTATTACCAGGTTGTATTATAGACAAGCCCTTGCACATGCCCGATACCTACGATGACTTTGATTTTGATAGAGCATTAAATCATGCGTGGGCTGTGATAAACTGGAACAGCGGGCCTGGCAGTCAAGCTGTCGTGTCTGGTGTTCCTGCTTTTGTAGGTGAAACGAGTTTGGCTGCACCAGTGGCCAACTTAGACTGGAGCCTGATTGAATCACCTGCAAGACCTGATCGTAGCGAGTGGTTGATCAATCTCTCACATACAGAGTGGACCTGTGCAGAATTGGCTACAGGACAACCTATTGCAAGGCTGTTTCAGAATACACCCAAATTTGATCATGGCGGATTTTAGCTGCTACTGAATAGCCACGCACAGTTAAGAATTCGCCGATGGTGTTTCTTGATTTTTTAGTTTCAGACTCTATAATAATTACTGGTCGGTAAGTCTTGATAGTGTCAGCAGCTCCAACTAACACATTGTAATCAAACCCTTGCACATCTATCTTGATCAAGTCTGGTGCAAGATTTAACGAATCCATGGTCACTATCGAAATTGATTGATCAATTGTGTTAGTATCTGTATCAAAATCAACTATAGAAAAATTACCACAATTGTCAGATGCAACCGGTAGTCGTATTGTTAATACAGTTTGCTCATGTCCCAATCCCAATTGATGCAGTGTAACATTATCAAGAGATTCGGTATTCTTGGCAAGACATTCAAAATTGACCGCAGTAGGTTCAAACGAGTGAACTTGTTGAAACTTTTGTGCAAATCTAACAGTGTGTAGGCCGATATTTCCGCCAACATCGACTGCACAATCAAATTTTGTTACGTGTTGCAATGCTTCATCGATAGTGGCCTGTTGATAATCGGTCTCTGGCCATTGCGACACAGTTCTTGAAAAGTGTTGATCGAGGTCAGGGAAATACCAACCCAAATGTTCGTACATTATTTTATAGATCCTACGCTTTCTCTTTCGATATCATTGTGATCAAACTCAGCCCAATACAATTCAAATGCCACTGTATCTGCCAAGGCTTCAAACTGATGGAATTCGCCTGGGGCTACTTTGGTATACATACCATCTGTTAGCAAAGTTTCGTCAACTAAGTCGTAATTGTTTTTCCACACCCGTATCAACAATGCACCTTTTTCAACATAAAAGCCGTTCCATTTGTACTGATGTTGATGTTTGCTACAGGTTCCACCTTTTTTAGCTTCAATGCGATGAAACTCCAGCACACCGTTGGCTTCCAGCAGTTCTGTTTGGCCCCATACTTTTCCTGCAATCATTATTGTTTCCCTAACCAAGTTAAACTTTTATCTAACCACGGCAAAATTAAATCACGCTGCCGTAAATAACCATATTTCTGTATTGAATGTGCTGCTGTTTCAGGAAGTAAATTTCGATCGCATAGATCATACCACTTAGTGGTCTTGGGATTCATTGGCTCGTGCTCGCTTTTGTATACTACAGCGTGTAGCCACGAATCTCCGGGATTTTTCTTAAAGAATCCGCTGCCGCAATCAAACCCAGACACTGCAAGAACATGTAATAAACTGACCATGGTCCAATTATAATAACAATGGTCTTGCTGGTCAAAGGCCTGTACATTAAATTCGAGATTAGTGGTTTGTGGCACAACAATAACTAACATACCGCCAGTGCTCATTATTTTCCACCAATTAGCCAACGTATTAAATGGATCAATTACATACTGAAATGCATCATGACACCAAACAATATCATATTTGTGTTTATGCATTTTTACAGGGATTTCAAAATCTTGAGAACAGTATTGTATATTAGAGTAACGATAGGCCATTGGCAATTCTTTGGCCATGTCTACGCCAAGACAACGAATATTAAGAGGACGGGCAGATTCGTCACGAGTAGTTCGTGTTGCCCACCATTCTAAATCGTGCCCGTCGCCGCAACCCATATCAACTAAAGTATCAATACTCTGCATAAAGTCATCGTACTCATACAAACAACTGAGAGTTTCAAGGCTGTGTTGATGGCTAAGTTCTGGTCGACTAAATCGTGTCATACTTGTACATCTTCCATTCCGGCTGTTCTTAATCTAACAATGTGCCCCGACATCCACTGTTTACTTTCCAGACCTTTCATAATACCTAACCATTTATTACGAAGCAGGGCTACTTCATTAATGATAGTTTCAAAATCAATCACTTCATCCTCGCCATCCACATACTTTTCAGCATCTCTACTGGTCAGAGCACGGCCGTATCCTTCGAGGTAGTGTTTAAAGTGCTTGCGACGAATCTTGCGTAGTTGTATGTTTAGAAAGTTAAGCACCGCTTCGATCTCTTGCAGTTGATTAAAACGATGTTCGGTTATACCAGGAAGTTCTTTAATATTAATCTCTACGTAGCCACCAATTCGACATTCTCGTTTGGCTTCCGCAAGCTCTATTTCAAAATGAGCAATAAAATTAGGAATTTCTCCGAGATTGGCTACTACACGGTTATACCACATGATTAATAATCTTCTTCCTCATCATCTTCTTCGTAATCGTTATCGTCGTCGATCTCTTCTTCGTCGTCATGATCATCTAAGTATCCTTGTAGGGCTTTTTTAACTTCGGCATCACCTCTAAATGATTCACGAATTTCGTCAGAGTCAAAATTACTATCTATTAGTAAATTGACCAGTGAATCGGCTGCTTCGGTTCTGTCCAAAGGACCAATATAACGTTTAAGTTCTTCCCAAACTGCTGCTGCTAAATCAACTGACATGTTATTCTTCTCCTTCTGTAACTGTGCCAGGAGTACTTACCACATCCGTCTGTTTTGCAAAATCTTGCATAACTTTGTCCAAACAACCATCTTCGTTGCTTTCCCAAGCCTTGCGGAATTGTTTAATTACTTCACCGTCGGGTGTAGTAAATGCCAGTCTGTTGCCATCTTTCTTTAACAAGCCGCGTTTTTCGGCCAAGTCCACTAGACCACTGTAAGGGTTCATGCCTGTCTCGTACGGGATCTTGACCTGGACGCCTTCAAAAGGTTTAGCATAGCGGGTCTTCATGACCTTGCAAGCGGCTCGAATACCCATGACGTCAGAGATCTTGTTACCATCTTCGTCCTCTTTCAACTTCAGCTTCTTCATTGCAATAACAATACTGCTTGCATAGATAAAGCCTTGTCCACCTGAGATTTTGTCATCAGGGTCAAACATGTCTTGTGATGCGTATGTGTGATTGGTACAGACCATGCCCACGTTATAACTACCAAACATGTTGACACAGTTACGAACCAGTGCTGTCAGGGCCTTTGGCTTACGACCCAAGTCACCTTTCATTTCGCCTGCTTCAAACTGATTAACGTCTGTGGGTGTCAACAACATACCTAAACTGTCAATAACAAATAAGACTTTTGGACGTTCGCCATCCGGTAATGCCTTGTAATCGCCCATAAATGTAGCAATGGTTTTAGCTACATCGTCGATCATGGCCATTGACAGCTTGAGAAGCTTGTCTGGGCTAGTATCCACACCTAGTGCTTGCATCCAGCTTTCGTCAAGTGCATTTTCACTATCGACTAATATAACAAAAATGCCTTGTTGCTGTGCATTCTTAATGATGTTGCCAGAACAGAAATATGATTTTCCTGCACCCGATTCACCTGCAAATACAGTTACTTTACCTAGCGGAACGCCTTTATTAAAGTCTCCGGAGATTAAGTAATTAAGTGCATAATTACCTGTTGAAATCCAGTCTGTTGGATCATTGAAACCGATGCTTAATCCATCGATACTTTTTGTGATTTCCTTTCGGAACTTTGATACATCAAATGGTTTTGCCATGGTCATTGCCTTTTATTAAATGTTGTTTTATTTCATTAGCCCATTGATTCATGCCATCAACAGTCAAATGAAAATCGTCTTTTGCTATTAAGTTGTTTTTCAAACCGTATTCGTATGGTGTTAGTTTAACATACTTTTGCCAAGGAATGCGAGAAAAATTTATATTAGTTTTATCAATTTTGCCTTGTAACAATGGAGTATCGGCATGATCCGAAAAAATATCGCAGAAAAAACTAAATTGGTAAGGTATTTTATGATAATCTAAAAAGATACAGCATTGTACCACTGCCGACAAAGAAACATCGTTAAAAAATTTTGAATCTTTGTATAGTCTTTGTAGGAAAAAACTTGTTTGCAAATATTGTTCCAAGTTGTTTAACTCAACTTGCTGCATTGGCAAGATATTTTTTCTGTAACATTCTGCTACAATCCCGGCAGGTAAATTACAAAAATCCAATAAGTTATTCACCGCAGGCCATAATGGATCTTTGATATTTTTATAATTTTTTACCAGTACAGAATTATACTTGTCTCCACCGTCAAACATATAATAAGAATTTCCAATCTTGCCATAATACTGATTGAAGTGTGCTAATTGTTTTACCGCAGGAGAATCTGGTAAAATCATATCCAATTTGTTTAATCCAGTCCACAGTATAAAAACAAAGTCAGGTTTATTAGCAAGATCAATACTGTGTATAATACTGTCGCTGATAAATCGATTACTGGCCCCACCTTGTGCCAAGTTTAACACATCAGTATTGGGAAATAGCCGCGATGGCCAGGGCAGTCCAGCAGTATAACTACAACCGCCAATTATTACTTTAGATTTTTTCATCTGATTCTAACCAATGATTGATACTGGTAAAAACTTTTTTGTTGCCTATTTCTGATAAATGGTTTGTGGTTCCGGGTAATTTCTTAAATAATTTGTAATAATTAAAATCCAAACAGCGTAAAGGGTAATCAAAAAATGAGATATGTAATGTTTTGATTTTAGCACCATTCAATGTGTCAAAAATATCTTGTGCTATAAGTTCATATACATATCTATAAAAATTCTCATTGTAAAATTTTTCGTAATATTCTTTAACACACAACACTTCGATATTCGAAGATTCAGCCACATCTGCATAAATGAAATCGCAATTGTGATGTAACGTGTCGTTATAATGTAAAGGATTTTTCTCTACAGGAATCCTCGACGGGCTAGTATGAGTCACAATACAATGCGTATAGTCTTTGAGTTTTATCGAATCCAATTGTTTTTTAATCTTGTACTCGCTACAACCCGCTTGTGCAAGGTTGGTTACTGAATATTTGTCTGCTAGATAATTTGGCCAACCATGTTTTTCTCGATATTTAACAGACCAGTCTGCAGCAAAACTATCACCGATTATAAGTAGCTGCATTTTTCTAATAACTAAACAAAACGCTCAAGGCATTTGATATAATTTTTGCTAAAGTAATGATCATAATTGAATTCAATTGCATCTGTTTCTAGTCGATAAAGATCCATCCAATCATCTTGACTGAGCTTCTCAAACTTAGTAAGCATTTCTACAAGACACATTAGTCGTTCCACAGGATTTTCAACAGTGTCAAATCTATAATCAAATATTTTATCGTAGGCTTTAAATCCGTGACAGTCGAACAATTGTTTATGACAATTCAATGGTGCATAACAAACAAAAAGTCCGCGTGTAACAACACTATAAAGAAATTTTTCACCAATGCATGGACAATATGTTGTTGACATACTCTCGCTCACTAGATGGACAAAACTTTTTGTTAGTTTGTTTTCCAAAGTTATAATGTTAGTCGAATGATCAAATCTTCTATAATTAAACTCATTTGTCGAGTTAAAGAATTTGTCAGAATTGTTATCGGTAAAGAATTTACAATAAAATCTTTCTTGATCGCCGACAAAATCTTGTATGTGTCCCACAAGCTCGTTGTTGGTAAATGCAAATACCTTACTGGAATATTCAGGATTGTACCAGCCCATCCTGTATAGTATAGCGACTAATAGCTTCCTTGATACATGTGCAGTTCCATTAAAACTGCAAACAAAGTTTTTAAAGTTTATCTCGGGGTGCATTCGATATTGATAAAATTGACCCAACACATTTAGGTGTTGTTCTATATCAAATTGAATATCTAAGCTGGGATAATTATTTCGAATTCTGTCATTAGGCAGATACTCTGTTTGGACTATTAAAGGTCTACTGTTAGTTACCTGTACTAATCGATCTAACACCGGAGATCGATAGTTAGAATCAAACCCTCCCATGCAATCATGAAAAATTACATGGGAGGTTTGACTATCAATCTCAAAAGTTTGATAGTCATTTGGTCCTAATACTTTCTTCATTGCTACTTGGCTTGACGTGCACGGATCATTGCCAAAATGTCCTCGGCTTTGGCTGCTGGCTTGTTCTCAGTTGCCACCGGAACTGTCACTGGTGCTGGTTCATCTGCGTCAAATGGAACATCATCCACTGGTGTAGGCGTCGATCGAACTGCTGCTGGTGCTGCAGGAGTAGAATTAGCAGCAGGTGCGCCGTTGCCAGCAGGTGCTTGAACACCTGCTGGACGGAAGTATTGACCCCAACGCTCTGTGTCATATGGTTGACCATCAACTGATGCTTCGAACATTTCCTTCATGACCTTAAGCTCAATATCTGTTGGCTTTTTGGGCAAGAATGTAGAAAGATCAAACAAACCGTGTTTATCAACAGCAGCTTGTTCTGCTTCAGTTAAGGCTGATTCTTTACGTGACCACTTCGAAGTATTGTAGTCAGCATATCCGCCTTTGCTGGTTTTAGCAATACGGAAATCCAAACCACGCAACATGTCTGTTGGCAATTCCTCAAGTTCTGGATCCATCAATGCAGACTTAATAGTTGCAAAGATTTGTGGACCAATGATAAATCTACGGATTGGATTTTCTGGAGTCTTGTCTTCGGAGATTGGATTCTCACGTACAAAGCCCTGGAACACATAGCTACGCTTTTTCCAATACTTGCGACCCATTTCTTCAAGGCTCTTGTCCTTGAACCAAGTACGAACTTCTGCCAGAATTGGGCACGACTCGCCCCACATTTCTACGCATGGTACTTGTACTTGTACTTGTTTGGTGTCCATCTCACCTTTGATTCCGTTGAATGGTAAACGAATCATTGCTCGTTCTACCCAGAAAAATGTGTTTTTGTTATTTGCGTCTGGAAGGAAACGCAACAATGCTGAACTACCTTCTTCCATGTTCCAGTGTGGATAAATTGCGTTATCGCCGCCACCGGATGATTGACCACCTTTGTTTGATTCTGCTGCCTGGAGTCTTGCTCTGATTTCTGCTAATGATGCCATGATAAGTTGCCTTTTAAAGTTGATTTACAATAATATACAAACGTATACTAACACTGAGTATACGTGAAAGTATTTATTATCGCAACACTAAAAGGCAAATTTATTTGATCAGTTGTGCCAACTTGAGAATTCTTTCTACACTCTCACTGCTCATGTTGCTGGGCTTGGTCATCATAACACCATCTGTGTCAAGATTTTCGGCCTGCACAGGATCTTCTGGTGGAGGAGTTTGGGCAGCAGCTGGCTCAGCAGGCGGCAGCACTTCGGCAGCAGGCATAGCAATATCAATATCTAATTCTTCCAAGCGAGCTTGTATAAGTGGTCTGGCATCAGCATCGGGATCTTGCTCTGCCAGTTCTGCTAGTTGGTCAAACAATTGGTCGTCGCCTAATAAATCGTACAACTTTTCAGTTGCATAAGTGGCATTGGGACCAACTGCAAAAGGTTTACTTAATAATAGTTTGAGATCATTTTCGGCTTCAGGAGTATCAGGAGTGGCCCAAGTACCTTCGGTTACTGTGTTGGCCCAAGATTCAAATTGGTCAGCTTCTTTCATTTGATTTTGTTTTCCTGTTAATCTGGCCAAGATTGGTAAGGCTTCTTCGATACGGCTGTCTAACGACTGTTCAATGAACATTTCACGTATGGTTTCTGCCATTTGTCCTGCATCAGTGGCAGCAGCAGGATCATAGCTTTCTAATTCGCGATGATACCCACGTTGGCTAATCATGCGTTTGGCTTTGTCTTTGAGTTCGTTATAGTGCAAAACAGCAGCTTCCGACATTTCTCCAGCGGCACCACCGAATTGACGACCGCGAGCAGCACGAACAAATTTGCGTAGAATATTCATTTCGGAAACCACTTCACCGATGTGCTGGCCAAATGCATCATAAGGATTTCCACCTTCGCTGACATGGCGAGCCAACATCTTGCCGTGTGCAAGACTGCGAGTAGGCACTTTGAAACGTTCACCATCACCGGTTTCAACAAAGATGCTGTCAATGTTACGATAACGCTTGTCGCTCTCGCCCAGGGGACGATCATGCTTGATTACCAATTTAACCTGCTTTGGTTGATCGCTGTAGCTGTATTTTTTGTTACCGTAGTAACCTTCAAATAGGCCTTCCTTGATAGCAGCCATACCTTGCATGGTATATTTCAATTTGTTTATGTTTTGTAATTCAAAGTTTAATAGATTACGTGTGGAGAACTGCTTGATCTGGTTCAAGAAAGAGTACCATGCTGATTTATCTTCACCTTCCATACTGCGACCCACGTTGTCGCCAAAAAACACAGTTAAATTTTTGTCTTGACCCACCAATAAAACCACTGTTCCGTAGTTTTTGTTTTCTGTTTTCCAGTCAAAAGTAAACATATCTGCTTCAGCAGGGTCGTTGACGTCTTTGCCCTGAGCATCTTTCATTTCAGGCTCAAAATCTCTGGTTACTAATAAATTGTACAATTGGGTTTGTGCTGAGTTTTCCATGTTGTATTTATATTACATAGTCATAACGAACGGAAGAGGTGCAATCATTTCGTCTTGGTGATCACGCATTTGTGTATCAAGTTCGCTGTGATAACTTTGTAGAACCTGTAACATGCGTGTAACTAACAGCGTGGCCATGATTAAGTCGTCTGTTTCGCCGGGTTTTGCAGCATATCCTACTCCGTGGGCCACAAAGTTTTTCATTTCTGATATTAGGCTGGCACTGGAAATTGTCATTCTACGGCTTTCTACCAAGTGTTTGAATTTGGCACAGGCTGCCAATTTGGGTTTATTACTGGTGTTGAATCCTTTGCGATTTTTTCCGCTTTCGCTAAGAAAATAACCCTGTATGTTTTCTTCGCCGTATTCTTGTATGCTGATCAAAGCAGCTTCGCCTATACTGTTGTTTTCTACACTGTAGTAGATGCTTTTGGGGTCACGGACCACATCATTGATGTGACGGATAATGTCGGCCATGATCCTGATCTGTGTGGGAATATCAGTTCTGTTGTGACGCCATTCGGCCACCTGTTCAGTTGAATTTGCTTCAAATACCTGTATGGCAGCAGGATCACCGCCGGTGCCTAAGCTGGGATCAAGTCCCACAACATATATACGATCCGCTTGCGGTCGCTTATACCAACGCACTTCGCCAGTTTTGTACAGGGGATCTCGACCTTCCAGATCAATCAGTTTGGCCGGAGCAATAAGCGTTTCATCGGCTATAAGGAATTCGCAGTCCATTTCTCGTCTGAAACGATCTACGCCCAATGCTGCTCGTTGCTGTTGTGCCCAAGTTTCGTCGCGGTCAGGATGTTCGTTCCAGAAGCTGCGATATGCCTTAAATCCGTTTTGCCCCACTTGTGTAGGGTTGCCGTATTCATCTTCGCACTTGTTGGCACCTTTCCACAAGAGTGCAAACTGATCTTCGTCTGAGTTGGGAGTTGATGTGATGATGGCTTTACCGCCAGTGGCCAAGGTAGGTGAGATGGAAGTCCAGAATTCCGTGGCAATGGTGGGACGCACGAACGCAAATTCGTCTGCGTATAGCAGTGAAATACTCATACCTCGACCAGTGTTTTCAGTTGTGGTGGCCGAAACTATACGACTTCCATTATCAAATTCTATAGAGCCCTTGTTGTAGTTTGTGGCACCTGCTCTGATATGATCCGGCACTGATTCATATGCATAGCGTATACGCTGCATGATTTCCTGCGAACCTGTGTACTTGTGTGCTGCCACCAGGATAGTTGAATCTGGAATAAACATGGCGTACCATAACAGATAACCAGCTGCTGTGGTTGACTTACCGGTCTGTCTGGGCATCATGCTTATGCTGTAACGATATCCGTGATAAACATCAATCAAGCGTTTCTGATACTCAAATGGATGATACAGCATTCGACCACGAGTAGGGTGCTGTATGTAAAAGAAGTTGTCCAAGAAGTACTGCGGCCCAGTCACAGGATCCGCACAGGCAACAAATTCGTCAATCTGTTGCTGTGTGTATGTGACTTTGGAATAAGGGGTCTTGACTAATGCCGGTTCAGTTGAGGCCATATGGTATTTAACACTGATTGCCAATGTGGTTTGTTATTTTAGTTGGTAACTTCTTCCCATCCAAATTTCCAAATTACATCAGCATTATTGCTTCCATATCCCACACACAAGGTCAAAGTATCCGGAGTTCCGTTGGCAGATCTACTGAGTTGCAGTCGACGTTTAAGATCTTCGCCAACTGTCAAACTATCTCTGCTGCTGGTCAAGCCTGCGTAGACCACAGTTCCGTCATCAATCTGTCTGGCAGTGGTATTTGCCTGAACAATTCCTGTTCCAACATTAGCAAAAGTCAAGTTGGCCACATTGCTGGCATTAAGAACTAACTGAAACGCTCCATATTGTACATCAGTCAGCAATAAATCTACTTGGCTTGCCACAACAACAGCATCTGGATAAGCAGGATTTAATCTAATAGTAGCCAAGTTGGTATATACATTGCCTGTAGATATCCTGGTAGGTCGTATGCCGCCTGATGCGTAATTAATTGTGGTTATTGGATTGTATCCGCCCTCGGAGATCACTGTAGAACAGATCTGTTTCATGGTCAAGGCTGATCCCACAGATCCAGTGTTGGTTATTTCATATCTGGGATTCAGCGTAGCTGAGGTCATATAAACACGGGTGTTGCCAGCTTGGTTAGCATGATTAAATCTATGACATACAATAAACTCGCCATTTATTACAAAGCCAGCTCGTACTGTTCCTACACCCAGCCATTCAATGTCACTCCACAAAATTTGTACAAGAGTAGGATCCAGATTATATCCTGAGGGATTGGGACTCACTCCTGTTTTGAGTGTGTCAGCATTCCAGTTGGCTTGTGCTATTTTTTCTTCAACTACAGTTCCCGACGCACTACTGCGAATCACCAAATAAAGTGTGGTGCCATCGGCTTCAAAATACACACCATTTTTATCAGTAAAGTATCCCACACGCTGTCGACAATTGGCTGTGAGTGTGGCCATGGCAAAAGTATTCATTGTCAATAGGCTCTTACCAGGTTGATAAGCTTGAGTGGTACGAGATTGATTGATTACACTGGATCCGTTGGATGTGGTCACTGATAAATTAAAACTGCTTTCATTGGCCACATAAGAAATGTTGCCACCAGTAGCAGTCACGTTGCTGAATTGACCGCCGTCCACATACATGTTTTGGCTGTCAAATAAAGTATAAGGTTCGCTAACACGAAGTCGGCCAAACGCATCAAGATTGGTTCCACCTATGGTTGTTGCGACGTTGCCACCAGTGATTGTGGCATTGACGTTGCCATTGACAACCCAGGGATCAGTTCCTTGGTAAACTGTGACATTACCCGACACAGGCATGGTGTTGCCGCTGATGTCGATATTGCCCAATGCCAAAATTTCAACATCAGTTACGTTGACGTTACCAACGTTGCCAATGGTCAATTGAGCATCGGTACGGACAAATACTTGGCCTGTGGCTTCGTTGAGTTCAAGAGCCTGCGTAATGTTACGCAGGTACCAGGGTGCAACTGATTGTGGATCTGGCTGGGCCATTACCTTGGGTATCCCTTAAAGGCCCGGACAGGACTTTGTGTATCTACAAATGCAGGCTCCTGGCTGTCAGCACTGCTGACTAATCGTTTGCCGCCAGGTGTTCCAGTCATCGCCAAAGCACGGTCAATCAATTGTGCAATGTGCGGACTACTCCCTACAACAACAGCATGTTCACCAAAAGCAGTTTCAGCTGACCATTCTGGTCTGTAAGGATCAATTCCTTTGTTTTCGCTGCTGAGTTCAGTGGCATAATCGCTTCTGGCACGTGCCATTGCCACACCCATACGATAGTTTCCATAAGGGTCAGAAGCACTCAAGCCTGGGATCACATAAGTGTAACGCATGGGTCCTTTGCTTTCGTCCGGTAACTCTCGTTGTTCGCGAACAAATTCTCTGGCTCTCATCTGGGATACCCTCGGAATGCTTTAACAGGACTGACTCGGTTGACTTCTGACATTTCTTCACTGTCCATGTCACCACCGTTAAGATCCGTATAATCGGCACCAATGGCCTTGTATGCCATTTTCAACATCTCTTGTTCTTCTTTGGTATAAGGGTGAGTACTTTTGTTCTTGCCTATCCACGATTTCATATCAATATCAGGTACAAAAGTACCATCTGTAGATGCCACTGCTTGACCCAAACGATTCAACACATAATCAGTGCTTCGTCGTTCAGCATCGCTGTAGACGTTCAAGCCGCGAGTAGCTGCTTGTAGTCTGCGGGAAATCTTGGCATCTGCTGTTTCAGTAATCTTAGCAGGAACAAATTCCTTGGCTCGCATGAGTGACCTTACGCCTGGCGTACTGCGTAACTGCCAGAACTGGTTGTACCAATTTCTTGTGCTGTAAAGTTAGAACCGGCTACAGTAAGTTTATTACCCACGCCCACAAATACTGTTTGTGTGTAGTTGGCAGGGATAGAAACTGAATTACCGTACAAATTGCCAGTGGCAGTTGGATAAACGAGATCTATGTTGAATGTCACAGCAGTATTTCCTGTGGCAATTTTACATTTGTCTGTGAACCAGGCTTGTGCTGATACTGATGTATATACGTTTGCTTGTGGCATTTATGATTCCTTTTTATTACCAGGCCCGACATGACCAATAACGAGCTTTCCATCGCGGGCCAGGATTGTCGCAGTTGTGTCTGGCTCTAAAACTTTTCCTACGTGCAGGATTTGATTTTTTGATACGCATGTTGGGGTCACCAAAATTGACCTTGACCACGTTGCCTTTGGGACCACGCACATACACTTTAGATTTTTTTACATCGCCCGACATGGGTTTACCCAGTTTGACTTCACGTCCTTGATATTCTGCTTCGTCAACAGCACCAGCAACACTGCTGGTAGCTTGACCCTGCAGGTCTTCGGCATCTTGTCCTTGTGCATTTACAGGATCAACACCATCTTCTTCCATGGGACCAACAGCAGCGTCGTCTGCTGCTTTGGCAGCCAAAGGATCATTGTGATTGGGATCTGTTTCAGGTTGATAAGGAGCAGTTTCAGTAAGCCCAGCACGGCTGCGGATAAGAGCTAATTCTTGACTTTCACTGAAATGTCTTTTGTAAGCTGCTTGTCCTGCTTGATAAGCATTACCAGCTGGGGTGTTGGGGGCATAGGGATTCTTGTTGATGCCGCGACTGGCATCACTGTAACCTTGGCCGTGTTCATGCTTGGTATTGGTAGGGTTTGTTCCAGCTTCATCTTCAGCTTCTCCCACAGTATAACCCATGCCTGGACTGGAACCTACAGCACCATACCGACGAATAGTTTCCAACTGAAAGCCGTATTCTTCAAGCAACTCAAGCAAACGATCATCGCCTTCAATCACAATGCCATCTTCGACTACATCAACTACGTGCGATTCAATTAGGCATTCTTCACGAATATTGATAGCAAATGTGTCCCCTGCAACAGGAGATTCAGATTCAGTAATATAGTCTGTGAGCTTTTTCATTGTGTTAGATCTTCCGGTACAAATTCCACAAGCGTGATTCTGCTTGTTCTTTGACACGTTCAGCTTCGGCCATTACACCTTGTCGACTGTCTTGTCTATTAATAACTGGAATAGTAGTTTGTCCAGTTGTTTTAGGACCGTTTAGACCGCCTGACAGTGTTTGTGTCATGTAGTCAGCATCAGCATAAACTTCGTCTGGACTGTTGGCCAAGTCTTCTTCAACCATGTCAGCTCCACAAGCACCAGCTTCGTGTATGCCACCACAATGATGACATGCTTGACTATAGCCTTCGCTTGAGAACAAGCCGGCCATCTTCAACATATCGCCCAAGGCGTCTGCATCTGAGTCTGTAGCTGTCACGTTGATACTCTTTTTGCCTGTGTCGTCTGTGCTGACGTTTACACTCATGCCTTCGTTCAAGACATTGTTTAGTTGCTTTTCAAAGCTTTCAGCAACTTGACCTTCGTAGACGCCTTGCCCAAACTGCATTCCACCTTTGCCCTTTTTAGGAGCATCGCCGCCGGCTGCTGGAGCTACTGAACCCGACACAGTTGTTTCGTCAACTTTTTCTTCTTTGTCTTTCTTGTCATCGTACTCGATATCTTTAGCGACTCGCTTGCCAGCTTTTTCAGCCTTGGCATCGTCGCGGCCTTTGTGACCTTCGTCGTGTTCAATGTCTTTGGTTACTTTTTTACCGGCCTTCTCAGCATGTTGGTCTTTGGTATCGGTAGACTCTTCTTCCACTTGACTTCTACGCTTGAGTTCAGCCTTGAGTTCTGCTGTGGTCATGTCTGCAAGACCTTGACGTGCAGCATGTCGAGCAGCATGTTTGATCTTGTTGCCGTATTGATCTTTGTCATCGTCTTTCGTACGATACGGTCCATCAAATGGTACATCTTTTTTGTCTGCAGACTCTTCTTCGACTTTACCAGCTTTTTTGGCTTTCCATGCTGTGGCATAAGCAATGGCTTTTTCTTGATCAGTTAGCCCACCGTCTTTGGCATAGCCCGACTTGATGTGCTTGACCATGCGTTCTGCTTTGGCACCAGGAGGAGCCTTTTCTTCCACGGATTCAACTTCTTCCTTGGTTCGCAGTTTGTTTAGGACTGCACCAGCAACACGTTCACCAGCGGCTTTTGAACCATAACGTTCGGCAGCACCTGCGGCAATCTTGGCAAAGTTCTTGCCGGGCTTGCCTAAGTCTTTACCAGCACGACCTGCTTTGGCTGAGTATCCAGCTTCTGGGACAGCTTGTTCGCGATCCATTTCACCTTCGGCATCCAGATAATCCCTGGCTGTGTCAATGTAGTCCAATGCTTTAGTAATCTTGCTCTGTACCCATTCTGGCAGATTATCGTCTGATGCCAAGATAGCATGCAGTTCGCGAGCAGCATCGGCAATTTGATGCACTTGATTTAGAGCCATGTCGCCTTCGCGATCATATTCACCGCGATCTTGAATTTCAATATCTGCTTCTTTCAATCCGCCTTTGCCTTTCAACAATTTGCTGGCTACGCTGGGACCTTTGGCTCCCAACTTGCGACCAGTACCTGCGGGGCGACCTGCTGCACGAGGTGCATCATCATCTGTGTCGGGCTCGTCTCGGTAGCGACGTGAGTATACAGTACCTGTGGAGATTTTCTTCTTGTCGAACGCACTGGCTGCATCATCTTTACCAAAACGCAATTCGTATTCAGTTGTGCCTGGGAATACTTCACGCACAGTTTCCATGTCTCCGTCGCCGTCGAGGTCAGCTTTTTTCATTCCAGCTGCCTTGGCCTTCAGCACATTGTGGGCAAATTTGTTGCCTTCATCCATGTCAGCTTCGTCCATTTTGTCATGACTGGCACGAATTTTTGCCATTTTTTCTTTGCTGGCACCTTCGCGGCCTGCTTGTTGTAGGGCTTTCATTCCTTCTGGGCCATATTTTTTCTTGCCCAGATAAGCCTGTAAAGCACTTTCTTCCATGCCAGCTTCAGACATATCTTGCACCACTGGAGGTTTGCCCGAGTCTTGTCCAGAAATCTTGCGTTGCATCATTATCTTTTGTTTTTCACGAGCCAGGCGAGCTTTTTGTTTAGCCAAGGCGTCAGCATCAAATTCCTCTGGACTGCGACGCTCTTCGTCAATTAATTCGCTATCATCATAAGCACCGTAACCATCTGTCTTGTCGGGACCATTGAATCTCCAGGCCATTACAAGTTTACCATCGATATAACCGTGTACTTCCATTCCATCTTCACTTTCTTTTTCTTCGTCAAAGTGGTCTTGTTCAAACATGCCAAAGAAATCTGCCGAATCTTCATAATACTCGCCACTATCAGCCTGCAGATCTTCGTCGAGCTCTTCGTCGTCGCCATTGACAGCGATCCAAAACTCAACAGCTTCTTCTGGACTCATACCGTATTCACCAGCATCGGCAACAAAGTCTGCTTTGCTCATGCTTTCTGCACGATCTGTTAGCATATCTTTCATGCGGCCTTCGGTGAGAGTCTGCTTGCTGTTGACAGCATCAAAATTTTCTAAAATACGATACATATCCATTATACTTTTCCTTGAGCTTGAAATCCGGTGGCCGGACGTGGAGGGCGTTTTACTCGTGTCATAGGGCTTTGGACACCCTGTGGCAAATCATTTGTGGTTACGGCAGGAGGTGTTCGACCACCAGCCACGGTCCACTGAGCTTTTTCAGCTGAATTGCGAACCACTTGCTGGTTGCCATCAGCATATTCTTTCTTGAGTCGTTTCTGTTCTGCTGAATCGGCTGGATAATCTTTGCCCAGGATTGGTGCAGCATTTTCTTCTTCGATGCCCAACAATTCACGGTCCATACCTTCAGCCCAGTGCAGATCGTTAACGCAAACATGGTCAGCAGTTAAGCCACACAGCTCTGCCATCTGTTCAATCTGTGGAGGAGTAGCTGGATATCTAAAACTGCCATCAATTATGGTTACTCGTTGATTAGTCATGCCTGGAAAATCTGCAGGTTTGGCCTGTACCGGTGTGGTCTTTGGATCTGAAATCTTAACAGGATCAAACTTTTTAAGTTTTTCCTTGAACATCTTTAAGAATTCGGCATCGACATCACCGCAGATTTTGATGCGATAATCAAAGGTTTTTTCGCTTTCTGTCAGGTATTGTGAAAATGTTTTCATGTCATAGTCCTATGGATATATTTAGCACAACTAACTTTTTGGAGCATCTGGTTCAGACTTGTTTAACAAACGTGTCAACAGTTCGTTGCGGTCCAGCACATGTCCTTCAGCTGTGGGTAGATTGTTGTCGCTGCCAGTGTCAATATCTAACTTGGCTTTTTTAAGCTGTAGCTCAATTATTTTTAATTTTTTGTTGATCTTGGCGTTCTTGGCTGTGATAGCATGTCCCAGCATCTGGCTGGCTACCCCAAATATTTCGCTGGCATAACGGCTGTCAACCTGCATGCCCAAGTCCATGAGATTGTCAAAGCTTTCTGTGGCCTTGGTGGCCAGATCATCCATTTCACCATCCGTGGATTCTAATCCACGCACAGCAGGCAAGGCCAGTTCTATTTTGTCTAACTGTGCTAAACTTTCGGACAAGGCCGGGATATTTTCTTTGGTAACACCAGGTGCAGATTCTACTACATCATCTGCAGGTGGGAAGCCAAAAATTTCTTCTAATTTTTTTGTCATACCGTATTTACCGGCTAACGACTACCATTTCTGTAAATCTGATCTTCGTTAAGGACTCTAAATGTCAGGCCATTTCGGCGTGCCCATTTAGATGCGGCGTCCCATTTGTAGTGATTGACAGCTACCACAGCACGGTCTCGTTCCGACATTTTGCCCTCCATCACACTTTGTTTCCGTGGTTTGATTTCGATTAATTCGGCAACAGTTTTTCCAGCACTGCCTTGATATGTGATTAGGAAATCTGGAATATAATTGGTCATTTTACCGGTAAACGGATGGCGGTAGGGTATTGTCACTGATTCACTGGCCCACTGCAGGATGTGATCATTGGTATCGCAAAAGGTCATAAAGGTATGTTCCCAACTCGATCTATATCTTGGCTCACGAGTACCAACATATTTGGCAGGATTTTGAACTTTATAAATGCCTTGTGCAAATTTGGTCATGATGCAACATTGCGGGCAGTATAATAATTGGGAGTGGCCACAGCATTTACACCAATCAGTGTGCTGGTACTACGCAGGCCGTTGAGGTAGTAGGCCATGATTGTTGTCACTGTGATGGAATCTTGTCCTTCTACCTGTGCCAATAAATCTAAAACAGGTACACCAGTTTGCGAAGCAATACGAAAAAAAGTATCAGTGAGATTGGCAGCAGCCTGTTTGTCAGTGAAAATACTTTCAAAAAAACTGTTGACAACACTGTATGTGTTAGAATCAACTTCCAGCACAAAATCGTTGAATCCGTCAAAGATTCTAACACTGTTGTCTACATTGGGGTTGATGGTGTTTACGCTGCCCATTATCTTCTACTTATTACGGTCTTGGTGGTGTAGGGAATATGCCACTTTGATTGTTTATGGCATTTGGTTGCAGTCTTACTTGGCCTGGCAAGGTATTTCTTACGTTTGGAACTAATCCGTTGTTGAGAATAGTGGATGGTCGATCAGTTTGATTCAATCCGGCTGTGTTATAATTAACATCTGCCTGTTGTGGATTGCCCACGCCGTTCAATGGCGATCCTGCATTCAAATCTGTGCGAGCACCTATGCCAGTGTTGAGTATACTGCCTTGTCCTATCACACTGGCCTGCCCACTGGGTCTACTCAATGAACTGGGAGTAGTATCATATGATGCTGGATCTGCAAATCCTTCCACATTGGTGTCAGGGCGTGTTTCGCCGATGGCACCGCTATAATATTTTACAGTTTCGTACTGTATACTGATGTTGTTCTGCATAACACCAGCATCTTCTTTGTAATCGTACTTGTCATGTTCCCAAGATGAGATTAGAGGATTAATCAACACATACTGCACAAATTTGTGCTGATTAAATCCGTATATAGAAATGTCTGAAAAGAACGGTGGCTTGCCGCTGGCTGACTTGTTGTTGTCATCGTATGCTTCACCTATGTAACCCCAGTCATTTACAGCACGGTTGGCAGCATAGATGTCTCGGTTGTTGTAGGAGAAACCTTGTGCACCGGTGGCATTGATACCCAAAGCACCGTTCATGGCTGGCTGGCTACCGTACTGCTGAGTTGGATCTTTGTAGTAGTAACTGAAGTAATTGTACCACATGTTACGAACCAGGTCGCCGCCGTCATCGTGCATTTCTACCTGCACAGGCTCGTAGTCAATTTTTTTCTGTACGATTCGTTTACGATTGTATTGATTGAGTGTATCAGTGGCCATTTTGAACTTGGGAAGGTCAATATTCTTGACCAGTAATCCCAAAGTTCTTAATTCAGTTAAGCTGTAAAGATCTTTATAGGCCGATAAAACAGCAGGGTTTATGTTGAAATACACATGGAATAGAAACTTATAACGCGGAGTGTTCTCATACCCATTGGTAAGGAACACTCTTTGTGCATGTTGATAGTCGCGGAGTTTGAAGTCCGCGGCTGTGTTTAGATTATTCTGGCCATATGCCACGGCAGAATTATCCTGTTGCTACATCACTGATAGTACGCGGTGTTGGTGAACCTACACCTTGACCCAATGGATCTTGTGTTGCATTATCAAAACGTATGGTCAACGAAATAGTAACAGCTTCGTTTGTACCGTAGTTGAGATCGTTGTAGTTGGCCTGTTGAATGTAACAACCGTACATTTCCCATGTTTCTAACACAGACGCAGGGCCGGCATCTAATGTTCCGTTGGCACCGTTCAAGATCTCGCATTTGGTAACAAATTTATAATCAATACCAGAAGCAGCAGATGCTTGCTCTTGGAAGTCGAACTGTTTCTGCAGTTGTTGCCCAACTAAACGGCTAACTTGTCCGCTGGCATCATCTCTTACATTTAGAGTCAATGATTCCCAAGTGTGTTTACCAGCCACGTATATACGTGAGTTGTAAATTTCGATAGGTATATCTTCGAAACTAAGCGAAGGTCTGGTAAAATCGATTACCTGTTTAGATAATTCAGTCACTGGACTTGAAAACCCAAAATTTAATAGTGTTACTCTAAAACGGTACTTTAATTTGGGCATCAACATACCTTGCGAACCTGCACCGGCTGTATCTGTTCCCAAAGGTACCGTCATTCTTGAAAGTGATGTAACGGTCATGTTGTATATCTCCTATATGCAATTATTTATGATCGATCTGATCAAAAAAAAAATGGGGCCAAAAGACCCCATTTTCGTTATTACAACACCATTAAACTGCGTTTGCAGCTGGGTTACCAGCAGCAATCTCGCCTGTGTTCTTGATGCGAACTGGAATGTAAATGAACTCAACAGCTTTCACTGGCTCAATTGCAATGTCAACATATAGTTCGTTGGCATCAATTCTGGCTGGTGTGTTGTTGCTTTCATCGCACACAATCAGGTAATCATACAAGGCACGTTTGGCACGTAGGTCTTGCATGAGACTTTCGATCACGTTTGTGATCTGACTACGAGTCAATGCATCGTTTGGTTCAAACAAGAAATTGTTGCCAATTTCTTCCAGACGTAAACGCAAGAATGCTACCAATCTGGCCACGTTAATGCGATCCAACGCACTTGGTGTAGCAGAAATAGTCTTGTTACCATAGTTCACAATACCAGTACCTGGGATGAATGTGATTGGGTTGATCTTGTTGGTATACAATACATCACGTACACCTTGACCTGTTGCAATCGGTATAAACTCGCTGGTGGCAGCATTGATGTAACCTAATCTTGTGGCATTATCAACCAATCCACGCAGAGTACCTGCTGGTGCAAACCATGGGAACGCTACTTCGTCGCTGCGAATAATTGTACGCAACATCATGTGACTTGGTGGTTGTACAACTACACTGCCTGTAGTATCTACAGTTTGGCAGCTGGGATAGAACACACCCACATAAGGATCGCTTATGCTTAATCCGTCAGCAGCATCTGTACCTAATCCGCCGTTGTTGGTAGCAAAATCCACAATGTCGTTGCCAGTTGGACCTAATCGCATTGGAGTATCACCCACAATGAATGCAGTGTTAGTGCGTTCGTTGTTGAGTGCAACCATGTTAGTGATCAGCTCTGGGTAACCTGGGCAAGCAATAAGATTGAACTGATTTTGTTCTTCTCTCAGTGTTTCTTGTGTGTCAATTGCCGATTTCATTGCAGCTACAATAATAGCACGTTGAGCCAAGCGTCCCATGTTGGGCGAGCCATCTGCACGATTACCGCTGGCATTGACCCATGCGTTAGTTTCTAACAATGACCAGTAAGTACCATTAGTTGGCAAGTTACCAGTACTGGTTAAAATACAAACATATACAACACCATTATAAAGAACTTTATCACCAACTGCGTATGCTGCCACATTGCTGTAGGCATCAATTGAGAAATCAGTTGCGTTGAAGTAATCAACCTGGAATGATTTCACATTGTACCCATTGCGACGTGTGTTCCACAGCAGAGTTCCTGTTGGATACACAGCATAATCAGGTGCGTCAAGATCCAAGTAACTGCTGGTCAGCAAACTGACAATAGTTGGAATGTTTCCAGTGATTGGATCTGTTGTTCCGTTAGGAGCCCAACGTGCATCCGCAAACAAAATACCATTTTCTGTAGTTTGGTCTGTGTTGTCAATTAGTACCCACTGATCCACTCCATCAACCAATTCCCAACGATACAGTTGTGGATAAATTTCTAAGTTGCTGGTGTCAACCCACAAATCGCCGTAAACCAACGCAGTTCCGTCGCTTTGCTCTGTCGGTGCTGTTGTTGCAACTATAGGACCTGCTGGATCTGTTTGTGTTAGGTTATAACCACGCACATCATTGGTCACTGTTTGATAGCCTACCCACGATGTACCATCATTGATCATGATGTCAACTTGGTTGACAGCACTGTAGTACCATAGACGTCCGTCAGCTGGATCTTGATCTGGTGCCACTGAATCTGCTGTGTAAGTCAATGCTACCCAATCGCTGAGAATCAATCCAGCATCTTCGCCTGCTGTTCTAACACCGTCAACTGTGGTGTTGAATCCAGCATCTGCAACAGGAGTACCTGAAATATCTTTCAGTACAATTACGCCGCCTTGCAGCTGAGTAAATGCAATAGCACCAGTAGATGTCACTGTGGCCAACACATTGGGTACAGCAGCAGCACTCACAGCAGCCACAAAGTCAGCTGCGGTAGTGCCTGTTAATGTAACAGTGGCAGCAGTAGTCAATGCTGTGCTATTGAGCTGGCTGGTTTGAATTGTAAATGTTTCCGTAGATACAAATACAGGAGTAGTATCATCGCCCACAATAGTGGTAACACCGGTGGCAATTCTTTCAAATACTTTCAGTGTAAATGTGTTGTTGTAACCAGGACCATAATCTTCCGGACTCACATTGTATTGTGTGTACAGGCTTCCGGCTGGAATGTTTTTGCCGCCGCCAGTGGGATCGTAAGCTGCGATAGCACTTTGATCGTTTTGATAGATCGGAGCTGCTTTAGTGGCAAACGTATCTAAAGTGGCATCGTATTGCTTGACTACAATGTTGGCACCTTGATTCACGCTGGTAGTTTTGTTCCAAACTGATCCTGTTGGACGTGGACTTGTATCTGTAGTTCTCCAACGAGGCACTGTGAAGTTGGCACTTTGCTGTAGGGCAGGTGTTAAATTGCTGCCGGCTGTGATTCCCAATGTGGTCAATAATCCTGCTGTACTGGCTGGATCAATATTGATCACGCCGCCATCAGCACTACTACCATCAGCTTCTGCTGCACTGTCACCATACAACCATAGTTGGTTACTGGTACGTGTGAGATTGGTTTCAGCAGTGACTCCTGCAATAGCGGCTGTGTTGATTGCTCCTACCAAGCTGGCCAATGTCTGACCAGCTGGAACTGCAACAGTAGTACCGTTGATAATGATTGTATTGCCCACTGTTAATGCAGCACCAGATACTGATTGTGTACCCTGAACTGTAGTCCAGCTGTTCTTCCATGCATCTGATCCTACTAAAACCCAATCGTTGTTTAGATTTTTATAATAAACTGGATTGTTGGCATTAGTTGCTACTACAGCGTAGTTGCCAATTGAACCAACACTGTCAGAAGGAATACCACCAGTAAGATCTTGAGTAGAAGTAATTACAATCGGAGTTGCTACAGTAAATGCACCTGTAGTTTGATTCCATTGATTAATACCCCAAAGAGTAGTTGCAGTATCTAACCAATATGTTCCATCTGCTGGATCACCTGTGGGACGAACTAAACTGGCTGTAAGCTCAGTCAAATTTACATCGGCACGTTGAACGTATGCACGGTTACTAATACCTAATACTGAAAAAGCTGCTAATAAACCATATTCGTTTAGCTCGTAACCGTTAATTGGTGTACCAGCTGAAGTTTTATAAAAGAATGGATTGCCGTATAATGTTGCCAAATCACGCTGGCTGGTAACTAAATTCAATTTGTTAGCTTCAGCCGCAGTGGTTCCAACTGCTGTTAAAGCACTTGTGCCAGACACTTTGTCTTGTGCCGTAGCAATTAGGATGTAAGGTACTGAATTAGTGGCTGCAGGAACGTAAGTCGATTCATCGATTACTGTAACTTCTACGCCGGGAGATACTAGTGCCATGGTGGTTCCTTATTAAAATTGGATACTGATATTTATTCAATAGATTAAAATTCTGGCAGTTACGGATGCCTTGATTAAGGTCTGCTGAATAAATAGTCGTATGAGACCGCTATGCAAGGTTTGCAATAAAAATCCCGCTGCCATAAATGGATATCACCGTGAAAAACTGTACTATCGCAGCCGGTGTAACGTATGTATTAGGCAGGACAAAAGGATCAAACCGGCACGGCCAAGATGGTTCACAGCTGGCTATAAGAAAAAACCCACATGTGATAGATGTGGGTTTCGAGCAAGGCATCATACACAGCTAATGGTATATCACATAGATGGTGATCTCAACAACTGTGAAACACGGAACTTAAAAACCGTGTGTTTAAATTGTATAGCTGAAGTTGTAAGATTAGAACTACCCTGGAGGGCAGGGGATATTACGCCGGATTTTTAACAATGCGATCCACTTGAGCATACAAGTGATCCATTGAGCCATTGTTGTCTAACTCATGATCAAATTCTGTGCCAATCCAAGCAGTTTCGCTGGCATGCACTTTGTAGTTGTCTAAGATAGACTTGTTACTGGCCCAACTTAGATTTTGCGTAGGGCCACGATTTACCACTTCCGCAGCATGAAACCATTCAGGATCGGCACCACGGCAAGTGCGTACAATAACACCGCCGGCGACACGTATACTGCCAATTTCGTTGGGGAAACGACAATCGCTGAGCACTATGTCGTCACTGCTGTTGCGTATTTTGTTTTCAATAGAAGCAATCCAAATATCGTCGTGAAACCCTCGACGCAAGACTTCTGTGCCCCAGTACTGTAAAACCCAACGTGGGGTAATTTCTTGCCCTAACCGTTGGCTCCACCATTCGTCGCGTTGTTCACGCCATTCCCGCGATGCTGTGGTACGCCCTTCTAACAAGGTGCGATCCCATCCAAACACTGCGGCTACAGCATCTTTAAGTGTGCCAGCAAAGCTTTCACGTCTGAAGCCGTGTACGTTTACCAAGTAGTCTGCCACAGTGTCTTTGCCTGAACCAATCAGGCCGCAAATTCCAATGATCATGATAGTTCCGTTACGTTCAAATGTTTAAGTGTTGCTTGTACAATGGCAATCTGCTTACGGCAATCTTCTAGGGCATGGTGTGTTGTTGGTGGGTTAGGACGGTCAGGCCATAAGCTACAGACTGACCTGCTGTCACGCACAGCATAAAACTGCCAGGGAATAGGTTTTCCGTAGCTTTTGTATGCGTGTTCCAGGATGTTCATGTCGTAAGTGGGGCCTTGGGCCCAGACACGCTTGCTATGCCAAATCAATCGACCTAGCTCGTCCAAGGCCTGATCTAACGGAATTCTACCTTCTTCGTTAAATGCTTCATCTCGGGCAGAGGCAGGCTGAGTAGCCCACCAATCTATTGTGCTTTGTTGTATGCTGCGGGTGTCTTGGCTTTCCAGTGTGACGCGGGCGTAATAAAACTGCTCGTAGTAGCCAGTTCCAAGAGGATCAAAGCTTTGAGCTGCGATTGTTAGGATAGTGGTGTCTGGGCCTGTTCCCAGGCCCTCGAGGTCGATCATCAAGTCTGCCATAAAGTTATTATAGCAAGAACTTGATGTTGTGTCTACATGTTGTTAGCCGATCACCAAGGTCAAGGGCTGAGATCCATCCACATACAGCTTGAGATCTTCCAAACAACGGTCCATAATGGCCTGTCCTTCTGATTTCATAGCTGCACCGTTTAAGGTTCCACCGCCTTGAGGTCCTGCAATAGTACCAAATTTTTCACGGGCTTCACCGATGATGTACTTGCTGGCACCCACCATGTAATCACGTATCCATTGGCTAATCTGATAGTCACTTAACAGCACAATTTCTGGACGCAGGTTATAGGTCCAGAGTAGGACAGTTTCACCGGAACCACGTGGGTCACGAATTAGCTGCAACTTCTTGGTCACAGGATTCCAAGTGTAGTTGATGTAGCCGCCAAACATACGTGCTGCCAACTCAACATATTGTTGATAGAAATCGTATGTGGCCAGGCCGCCAGAAGCATTATTAAAGTTTAAGAGATACACGTTTAAGGTTGCTGCACCAAACGGATCAAAACTCTGTCCACCAGTGCCAGTGACGCCAATGGTACGACGGAAGATTTGGCGTACCTGTGTGACTTCTTGTGGCAAGGTGTATTCGTTTACATTGTCCAACAACTGCATAAAGCTGTAGCTTTCTTCGTAGGCATTTTGAGCACGTTGGCGGTATACACCAATAGTACGCTGATATGCTGCTTCAAAGTGCGACGGGTCCATTTCAATGTCAATGATACCGCTGGCCAGCTGTAACTGTACATATTCAATCAGTTGTTTTTTAAGTGGATCTAGTGTTTGGTCTGCCATATTGGGGCTCCTTGCCCCAATATTTAGTATGTTTTCAGAATGATCAAGTTATCGTTGCCACGTCCGTTGAATTTAACTTCAGTGGCTTTGATTTCCTTGAACGCTTTACGAGCAGCCGGTTTCCCTACACTGACAATGCTCCGGATCTGTTCTGCTGGTTTGCGTAGGGTTTTTTGCACAGTAGTAGCTGGGTCAAATCCCACAATAGCAGATCCTTTGACAAAAAATGTGCCCAGGTGCGAATCTGCTACCACGTGGATTAACTTACGTTTGGCAACGTCGTAAAACCATGCTTCACTTGCCCCCACAAGTTTAGTAGGTGATTCACTCTTGAGTTTAAGCTCTGCAAATTCTTTAAGATACTTAAACTTGGCTACTTGTTTTTCAAGTGGTACTGCTTTTTTGGCTCGGGGTTTGCGTTCCACTTTCTTGATCTGACGATAAGTGTCGCAGTCGGCAACAACCTGTTCTGCAAATTTTATAAAGTTGCGTACCTGCAGTTTACCAAAATGTCCGTAACCTTCTACCAAATCAGAATCTCGTCCAGCAGTGACTTCTCGCAATTCTGTCAATCGTCGTTCCCATACATCTTTGATTGTACC